TCTTTCGGCGGACGCCACCGAAAACGCACACATCAGCGGAGACAATGTTGGCCGCGCAGCAGAGGCACGAACGCAATTTCAAGCGCTACCAGAGGAGATGCAAGCGCATTTCCGGACGATGAAGAAATATTACGCGGATGAGCAGCGCAACACGACCGACCAGATCGTGCTGAACGGCTTGCACGCGATGCTGACCAAGGGCGAGGATGCGGCGATGACGGCCAAGGAGTTTGACTCCAAGTATGACGCCGCCACGGTGCGCAAACTTGAACTCGACACCCAAGACGGCCTGCAGAAAGAATTTGGCGATAAGCTTTCTGGAGCAAGCCAGGACATGATCGCCAAAATCGGCAAACTCTCGCAGAGCAAAGGCCCCTACTTCCCGCTTATGCGCAATGGCGACTACATCGTCACGGCGAAGCGGGCGCGCGCCAGCAAGGAGTTCGACACCAGCCAAGCCGCCCAAGCATATGCTCGCGAGCAGCGCGGCAATGACCCGACGCTGTCGGTCAATGTTACCCACGACGTCGAGGACGGGATTTACCGTGTCGGCGTCACAGAGCGCGAAGTGCGTATGGCGGAGACGAAAAGTGAAGCGGCGCAACACCGGAAAGAGCTCGCGGCGACCTACGGCGAGGAGAACACCACACCTGTTCAGCTCAAGGCGGATCTATATCAAGGATCCTCCTCGATCACCACTGGTAGTGCACTTGACCGTATCATCAACAAACTTGAGGGCAACCCTGCAGCGCAGGCTGCTATCAAAGATTTCTACCTTCGTTCGCTTGGTGAACAATCTTTCCGTAAGCGGGAACTCGCGCGTGCGAACGTCCGCGGCGTCGACATCCAGAACCAGCACCGCTCGTTCGCGCAGTACGGCCGCTCGCAAAGCTACTATCTCTCGCAGCTCAAGTGGGGCCGCCACCTCGCGAACGCGCAGGGCGAAGTCAACGACACGGTCAAAGACCACCGCGACGAGTCCGAAGTCTCCGCGGTTCGTATGGGTGAATTCGCCCATGAGCTCGCGCTCCGGGATCAGATTTCTCGGAACCCGTACCAAGTCTCAGATCTCGTTCGAAAAGGAACAAGTCTGACGCAGTTTTACATGCTCACGAGCCCCTCTCACTGGTTCGTTCGTGCCGCGCAGCCCTACATGCTGACCGCTCCGTGGCTGGGCGCCCGGCATGGATATGGCGAGTCGATGGCCGCGCTTGGCCGAGCGCAGGCCCGCATTGCCAGCCCTCTTCTCAACGAAAGTGTGGAGAGCGGACTAGGTCTCAAAGCACTGTTCTCGCGCGCCGCCGCGGAGAAAACCTACAGTGTGCTCGACCAGGTGATGCAGCATATCAATGACCCCAAAATCAACGATATGCTTCAGCACCTGCGGAACAACAACCTGATCGATCTCTCGATGGCCACCGAACTCGCCGACATCGGCAAGGGCAAATCTACCGGTCTGGCTTCTCGCGTACTGGACGCCGGCCGCACAATGCTGCACCTGGCCGAAGTAAACAACCGCGTTATGACCGCCATCGCCGCACGGGAGCTTGGCCTCAAACAAGGTATGACGGAGAGCCAAGCATGGGATCATGCAGCGGATGCGATCAATGTAACCCACAACGACTACTCCTACGGCAACACCCCGCGCGCCTTTATGGCTCAAGCCAAGGGCGTGCTTGGCGGCGCACGGCCGATGATGTTCCAGTTCATGAAATACCCCCAGCAGGTCTATGGGATGATGATCTCGTCGGGCCTCGCCGCCCTTAAAGGTAAAACTGCGCTCGAACGACAAGTCGGCCTACGGACGCTGTCGGGGGTTCTCCTTACGCATATGCTCGCCGCGGGCGCCATCGGCGCTTCCATCCAACCCATGAAGTGGGCGATCGGCGGGTTGATGGCCGGCGCATCGGCGCTGGGCCTGACCGACCAAAAATATACCGTTGCCGGTGCACTCTCGGGAGATACCTATGACCACGAGCTCCGAGAAGTGGCGACGGATCTGTTCGGTACTGAGCTCGGCGAAGTCGTCAGTAAAGGACTCCCTGCTGCTATGGGCATTGACCTTAGTCAGCGTATGGCTCTGGGATCGACTTACAACTTTCATCTTAAGACGGACTCCGATGCCTCTACCCTCGGATCCCTCATGGAAACTTTCGGCGGCCCCTGGCTCAACGTCGCAGAGAACTTCTACGACTCGGGCAAGTCATTCCTGAATGGCGACGTGGTGAAGGGCATCCAGCAGATGTCTCCGCATATCCTGCGCGACTTGGTGAAGGCCGGCTCGATGGCGGAGAATGGAGTGGTTAACAATGCTGGCACGAATTTGATCCCTGCCGACAAGCTCACCGGTCCGGAGATCTTCGCGCAATCGCTCGGCTTTCGGCCGGAGAAGGTCGCCGAGATACAGGACCGCAATAACGCAGAACGCACTGCGCTCGCCAATATCCAGGATCAGAGGAAGTCGATCGTACAAAGGTACGTCGCCGCGGAACCAAATGCGCGACAGGCTGTCCGAGATGAAGCACTGCAGTTCAGCCGGCAGCATCCGGGATTCAAGATCGACTACTCGACTTTACAGAAAGCCGTGACTTCTCAGCAGCTTGCACAACGCGAGATGCAGATGTATGGTGTGAGACTGAAAGGCAGACAGCTACCGGAGATTGCGGCCCAGGGGGCCCCATACAACGTCCAGTAGCGCGCGTCAAATAGGAAATTTTATGCCCTGGAATCCAGCAGAATTTGCGGCGAAGCACAACAAGTCGCTTAGCCCCAAACAGGCAAAACAGGCGGCCAGAACCGCCAATGCCGTTCTCGCACGTACCGGCAACGACGCCAGCGCCATACGCATAGCGAACGCTCAGGTCAAAAAGAAGCATTCGTGAGGCATATAATGGCGCTCATCCACACAGGAGAGCACTGCCATGATGCCGCCACCGGATTCCGACGATTGGGGAAAACCAGAAGGTGCAGAAGATGAAGCAGCAGAAGTACAGCTGTCCCCGCTGCGGTGGCACGCTACACCGAGACGGTTACGCTGCAGGCGGTAAGCAGCGGTGGTCATGTCGACCGGCAAAAGGACCCAGACCACACGCATACTGTTATCGGACGACTTCGCCAGAATCTCCAAGCGCTCTCCATCAAAGTGGGAAGCCGGAAGGCCCGCCCCCTGTGTTCAAGCGCAAGCTGGGAGCAGTGCGGCGATATCTCGTCACCGCCGCGCAAAACGCAACGCCCCTACACGATGGGTTCTGGATGGCGCTCCAGAAAGCGAAGACCCACTATAAGGCCGAGCTGCTCGTCATTCCTCTTCGATACCGCAACCCTACTTCGCGTTTCGAGTCGACAAAGATCGAGCACGATGAATGGTGGGACGATCGCGTCGTACCTTTCCTGTGGAACGTACGAAAAGCACTAAACGACAATCTCGAGGTTTTGGGTGACATAAAGATCCAGCCGACCGCAGTAGAGCCGCTCACCGGTCTGGAAGGGTTCACCGGTGCGCGCTCGGCGATCGTCGGCCACACCAAGCTATCGTTCAAGACTGTCCCCACGCCGGGCCACAAGATGGCAAAAATTCTCACTACCACGGGGGCCTGCACACGGAAGAACTACTCGGACTCGCGTGCCGGCAAACACGGCGAATTCCACCACACACTCGGCGCAGTCATTGTGGAGATTAGCGGCAGCAAGTTCTGGCTGCGGCATTTGAATGCGAACCAGGACGGTAGCTTTACCGATCTCGATTCGCGCTTTACGGCGAGAGGGCAGGGAGCGGCGGAATCGCCAGAAGCAATTGTTTTAGGGGATACCCATGTCGATTTTACTGACCCCGATGTTGATCGCGCTACTTTTGGGGTTGGCGGTATTGTGCGAACTCTCAATCCTAAGCGGATCGTCTGGCACGACTTACTGGACGCTTATAGCTGCAATCCTCATCACCGGGGCAATCCTTTTAATGCAATTGCAAAGCTACGATCCGGACTGGATGATGTTGCAGCAGAGGTCCAGCGAGCAATCGACTTCGTCCGAACCCGAACCGGCGATGCCCATAGCTATATTGTGTCCTCCAACCATGACGACATGCTGCACCGATGGATCCTGTCTCACGACTGGAAGGCAGATCCCAAGAATGCAGAGTTCTACCTGGAGACAGCGCTAGCGATTTCGCAGGCAACCAAGATGGGCAGCGGCGGCACGGAGTATCCGCGGCCGTTCAAGTACTGGGTCGACCGGCTGAAGGCGGCGAATATCACATGTCTGGGGTCGGAGCAGCTCGTCATCGCCGGGATCCTTTGCTCGATGCACGGCGACCATGGCCCCAACGGCGCCCGCGGGTCGATAAAAAATCTTCGCCGCATTGGAACTAAGAGCGTAATTGGCCATAGTCACAGTCCCGGCATATCCGAAGGCTGCTATCAGGTCGGCACATCCAGTCGACTGAAACTTGAGTACAATCAAGGTCCTTCTGGCTGGCTAAATTGTCATGCTCTGATTCACGCCGACGGAAAACGACAGCTCATCGTTATAATCGAGGGCAAGTGGCGACTGTGAAGTATTTCACACCGGAGGCACGTAAAGCCGCCCACAAGCGGGCCATGAAGAAGTATATGGCCACCCCAAAAGGTAAGGCTTTGCAGCGGAAGCACGATGGCTCCGATCGGCGTAAAGAATCTCGTCATGGCCTTCCCGTCGGTTGGTATGCGGACCAACGACTTAGGCAGAACAATCTCTGTCTGATCTGTAAGCGGGAACTTAAAGCAGGAAGAATGGTCCACATCGACCATGACCACCGGCACTGCCCAACTAGGCGGGGTTGTCCGGATTACGTGAGAGGACTTCTATGTCGGGTGTGTAATACCGGATTGGGAGACTTCAACGATTCGCCTGACATGCTGCGAAGAGCAGCTGATTATCTCGAAGGAAAATGGAGATTATGATTAAAGCCAAGGTCAATTTTGAAGAGCAGGCGCCGCAGATCACAATGCCGCCGCAGAAGGTCCGAGTCCTCAAGCAGAGTGACAAGGAAGGTCCACATATCGAACTCGTCACCGGCAGCAATTTCTACTACGCCGATCCGAAGTGGGACATCGGTGCGATCGCGCATTCTCTGTCTCTGATCTGCCGGTTCGTCGGCCAGTGCAAGAAGTTCTACTCAGTCGCTGAGCACTCCATTCTCGTCTCCCGCATCATGGAAGACATGGGGCTGGGCGATCCGATGGAAGGTCTAATGCATGATGGTGTCGAGTCGGTTCTGGCCGACGTTCCGCGTCCGGCGAAGCAAATGCTCAAGGACTACAAGGCATTGGATAAAGCGCTCGACGCCACACTGCGCAAGCAATTCGCGCTTCCGGAAGTAATGACGGAAGGCTGCGTGAAAGCTGACAACATCGCGCTCGCCATCGAAGCGCGGGAGCTGATGCCGAACAAGGGTGCGGATTACGTCTTGTCAGACGACGTGTTGCTGGCGGCCCGCAAATCAACTTACATGATTGTTGGCTGGACGTCAGAAGACGCCCGCGGCCGCTTTATGACCCGCATGCATGACATTCGCCGGAGGCTCCGTGGACTTCGGTAAGTTCGTTCTTATCAGCAAAACTCTTTTGGATATCGCTGCGGCGATGTGGTTTGTCTTTGAGAAGCCTGCACTGGGAATGATGTTCTTCGGCTTCGCAATAGCTGACCTCGGGATTTTGTGGGTATCGGCATGAAGGGATATCCCGACAACAATCCCAAGACCCAGTTCGGCTTGGCGAAGTGCCCGGTCCATCTTGTCCCACCGGCCCTTATCCGCGGCGCCGCGGAAGCATGGAAGAACGGAGCCGACAAGTATGGCCCGTTCAACTGGCGGGAGAAGATGATCTCGGCAACCGTCTACTACGCGGCGGCCATTCGCCACCTGACAGACTGGTATGATAGAGTCGATGCTGACGACTGTGCCCCCGACTCGGGCGTGCACCATGTCAAGCATGCCGTGGCCTGCCTCGGCATGATCCTGGACGTGATGGAGTCGCCAATGTTCAACGACAACCGACCTCCAGGAGTAAAGCGATGTCAGGCGGCCATAACCTCGAGCACGAAGAAACTTACCAAGAACAACCGGCTATCGTCAAAAAGCGGGAAGAGCGCAACAAAGCGCGCGCCCAGCTCGAAAAGGCGGGTAGGGTCCACAAAGGCGACGGCGTTGATGTCGACCACACCCACCCCCTCGCCGAGGGCGGATCAAACAGACCCTCGAATTGGCGCGTTCGGTCGCGCCACGCTAACCGCGCAGAAGGCGATCTCGACGCAAAACGTCGCCCCATATAGGCCGTATAGAACGGCACTTGAGCGCGAGCGCGGCATCAGCTAAACTCCGGCTGGGTTCTCGAGACCTTGACTTCTAATTTCAACCTATAGGAACTGACTCAGATGAAAAACTTTGCAAAGACTTTCGCCGGCGTTGTTGCCGGTATCGCGTTGGCTGCTGGCCTCGCTTATGCCGTTACGCCTACCGCATATACCGCTGGCTTCCGCCAGGAAGGTAATGCGAATGGCCTCAATGGCTTGGTGGTTTCTGGTCCGACCGCTCCGGTCACGACCGGCAGCACCTGCGCCAGCGGCACCTTGACTGTCACCGGCGGCGCCACGGCGGGCCAGGTTGCCACTACGACCTGCACGACCTTGGTTCTCGTTCTGACTGGCTCGGTATCCAGCCTGGTCGTGTCGAGCGGCTTGAATGACGGTAAGAATGCCACCAACTCGTCCACGCCTCCGAATGGCGCGGTTTGTTTGGCCTTCGACGAAACGCACTACGCTGCAATTGGTGGAACGTACGCGGCAACCGCCACGTCCTATACGTGCACCTACGCGTCGGCGACCATTACGGCCTCCGATGTCATTAAGTACGTGATTCTCGGCTACTAAGCCAAACCCGTTCTGGGTATCTAAGGCCCCCGTTCTGGGGGCCTTTTCATTTGTGGTAGATGGACTTTGAACGAGCTCGAGCTGTTCGCATTGAGGAGGTAGTGGGTGAACTCCTCGTCAGGGCTGCGCACGTACCAGGGCAGGTGCCGCGCGGTGTAGGGCCTTAAGGTCCTGCAGCCGCAGATCCGGTACTCACTCATTATGTGTTTGTGGTAGATGGCAAAGGTGGTGTCGACGGGTGCCAGCAGGGCAACATCATCCAGGGGCGGCGCGCGCCAATAGGAAGCCTCTATGTGGGCGTTGATCGGGTAGAAAGGCAAGTCCGGGGTGTAGTCGTTGATCTCCAGGGAGAGCCCCACCTTGCCCTGGGCGGGGTATTTGAGCAGGAGGTCTGCCAGGTGTTGGAGAGCGTCAGGCGGGACGCCCGACAAGTCCAGGTCCGGATCCGAGACTACGTACAGGTCTGTCTGAATGGCGGCTTGCACCTGGGGCAGCCAGGCGGCCGTATGGCCGACATTGGGTAGGCGGATAACTCGATAGGGGCAGGTCTTGTACCAGGCCAGGAGCGGCGCGTACGTCGAAGCGTTATCAATTATCAGGATCTCGGCGAGGTGATTGAAGCGGCTAATCGCCTCACACATGGCCCGCGGCCAGGTCAGCAGATCGCGGTTGTTCAGGACAACCGTTACTAGTGGTACAGGCCGAACTCTATCCGGCGCAGGTCGGCTTCCCGGTAGCGGGTTTCCATTGTCTTGATCACGCTCGCTCGCTTGGCCCAGGTCAGGAAGTAAATCGCGGCGGTTTGTCCCTTGTCGAGGGTATTGGTTACCTGGAGGAGTTCCTGGCATATGTCGATGTCATCCGCCGCTTCCGCTGTCATCCTGATCTCCACTGATGCCGAGTTTCTTCAGGTCGATATCGTAGCACGACGTCCGCATGCCTTGGCTATAGGGCGCGGCGCCGCCCATCGGATCGGTGTTTCGTTCGGTAATCGCACTAGCCTGCTGTAGGCGCTTGTAAAGCGTATCAGGAGATTCATTGCGGTTGCGGCACCATTCATTGAATTTGGCTTTGCGGATCCGTAGGCTTCTACCCTTCTCTATGATCAGGATGTCTACTGAACCTAGTTTGGGGGCATGGTTTATTTTCACTCCTTGCTTAGCACTTTTCGCCAGATCCTCAATACGCAGGGTGGTGGACTGATAGTCAAGAACCATGTTGCTGATGACGGGGCCCGGTCCTTGGTCGGCGATCATTGCTGTCTTTCCGCCTCGCAACTCGCGAAAGCGGCGCACTAGATACGATTTAAGAACCGGCAGATTGAAATCGACGAGGTTTAGCTGCTTAGCGAACATAGCTCCAGCCAGCATCGTAACGATAGCGGCGAGCCAGAACCGCTCTTCGCTCTCCACTGCTAGTTCTTTGGATAGTCCTTCAGAGAGCCGCTCTACTGTAGCGCGCGCCGTGCCGTGGTTGACGGCCAGCCACGAAGCATAAACTTCTCCGGCACGGCCATAGTTGGCGGTACAGGTATCGAAGAAAGTTGCTTGTTGCGTATTCGCGGGACGGTCTTCCAGTATGATCTCAAAGATTCGTGCTGCGCCGGCATCAGTTCCTCGACCATATCGCTTAACGATTTCGATGATGGAGTCGTTTGCGGCGACTACTGCCAGACAATTCCAGGTCTCCACTTCGCGTAGATTCGACTGTTGTGTAAGCCGGGATTTTTCTTTGCCCTGAGTGATTTGGTATATCGTCTCGGCAAATTGTCGGAAGGTGTTCTCGCCTTTTAGATCATCCCAATACGCGGGGAGGTCCTTTGTAAAACCCATCTTCGACGACAATGAAGCGGCGGTGTCGTTGGCTGCGTGAATTGCACTTTTCGGACTCCCCCAAACGCTTTGCGCCAAGGATAGTGCTGTACTCTTGCCCACACCGCTTGCAGTAGACACGATCGATACGACTGCCCCAGAGTGCCCACTGAATTTCATTAATGGCGATCCGAATGCTGTTGAGAGTATCGTCATCAATTCCGGGCGACCCTGATCTGCTAGGAATTTCGTGGTGGCTTTCCATTTCGCTAGATCTCCGGCGGGGTAGTAGTGTTTGGCTATCGTCGAGCCGCCGCCCGTCGCAACCTTAATTCCGTGTTCTATACGACCATCAGGAAAATATGCAGAATCGCCATGGGCAAATCCAAGAATCTGTCCTTGCTTCTCCATCCATCCTAGATGAGTAAATGACTGTTTGACACGCGACGAAGCCTGGATTTTTTTCAGCCAGTCCATAATCATCTCCTGAAATTCTTTGAACTCGTTGGCATTCGACGTCACGATACCATTTTGGGCTAGCAGGCTGCGGAATCCTCTGGTGTCGGTCGCTTCTCCGGCACTCAGAGTTACGATAGGAGTCTTACCCGCATTCTGACATTTCAGCTCGATAGAATACTGCTCTTCGCCGACGCTCGACAAAAACTCTAAGCTAAGCAGATGCACTCCACGAATCACGGTCTTCCATTCTCGTGTCTCGCCGTCGTCAAATAGTTTCTGTATATTCCACTCTTTGGGATTGTTCCGCCAGCTATCCGGCATCGGCACCGGAACGGCTAAGGGTAAAACAAGTTGAGTTGGCCGCAGCAGAGCTGGCTGACTAGGTTGTGGATTTTCTGCCGGCTGACGTGCTGGAACGCTGGCTGCCGGCGCAGCAGCAGGGACAGGTGGCTGGACAGCAGGATCGACGACACTGCCGCTCCACCCTGCTTCAATGGCTTGCTTAAATAGCGTAGCAATAGTGATTCGAGGGCCGCTTCCGCTTCGCCCAAAGCTCTGCCATTTTGCCTGCGCAGCTCCTTCCATGTAGTTGGGGCAGCGCCGGGACCAGGCGTCATAGAGGTCGCAGCCTTGTGCGGAGCCTTCGGTACCGTCAAAGAGGGCCATCCCAATTTCGAGCCACTTACTGTAGTCACCATATACGGCTGTATCGAGCGATGCGAGCGCACTGGCTATATCTCGTAGCGATGGTGGCGATCGCGCAGAGAGCTCCGCATTAGCCGCAACCCCGGCGGCCAGAATACTGACAGGGGATTGCCCTGCGATTCCAGTTCGTGCCACTGGGCGACTTGGTTCCACATTTGGTAGTACGAAACAAGGTCCATCGACCAATGCGAATATCTCATGAGCGGGGGCATCTCTTGGATGCCCGGGTAGATACCAAAGTTGTGATGTAGTCGCGCAGCGCGGGTCGAGATGTCCTTCGAAGATTTCATTGAAATACTCATAGTGCGCTTTGTGCTCCTTTGGAGTTATCGGTCGGCTATAAGGTATAAAGCAACGCCAACGCTGTAGCCCACCAACCCCATGCGAGTAGGAAGTCCAAGCGACGAATCGAAATGGGGCCAATCGTGATTCGATCTCAGCCCGGCCAATGACTCCGTCGTCAAAATCGCACACGAACCCCGTAAGAGACCCAACTGCGTCGGCTCGTCTTTCCGGTCGAATAAAAACAGCTGGGATGAACCAGGTGGAATCCTTATCTCGCCCTCGTTCCAGTTTCCCGGCCACTGAGTATTCCGCAAAAGATAACGTTCCGGAGTAGGTATGGGACTGACACGCCTTGACGAATTGTTCAAATGACATCTCCCGGCCCCGTGGCACAGTGTCTAGAAACCCTTTACCGAAAGAGATATGCAACGCGAACTCCTCAAAATAAAGGGGCGCCCAGTGTACCAGCGGACCGCGGGGATGAGCGGTCTTTTGTGTGCTGGCCCACGGGAGCCCCTTCCGTCGCTTACTTCAGGATCGCATCCAACATTGCGTCGAATGCATCGACCGGCTCGGGTGCGGAGGTTATCGCAGGAGCGGGGGCCGACTGAACAGCAACAACCGGGGCTGGCGAACTGCCAGGAATCTGCCCTGCGCCAGTCTTTCGCGTGCGCTTAGGTTTCTCGACGGGCAGCATCTCTGCCTCCACAGCAGTCCGAGGGGCGGCCGTGGGTGATGCAGGACTCGCGGGGGTTGGTGCAGCCGCAGGAGCAACCTGCGTTGCTACCTGCTGAGGGGCAGCTACGCCCGTAAGGGGAGGCACCGAAGTGTTCCCAATCACAGCAGACATTGTGCCAGCAATACCCTCGCTCGCCGGTGCAGCCTCAGCAGCCGCCCCATCGAACTCATGCGACTCTTGGAGGATACGCTTGACGTCTTCGCCCTCACGGATTTTCAGAATCGCCTTGGCCTCGTCCTCAGTGAGGAACCGAACGGCCTTAAACGTGAGCAGCGGGTGCGCCTGGGTTGTATCGAACCCGATGCGCGTGACCACTGCGAAATAAGGAATGCCCTTCGGCGTCAGGATTTTCTTCTCGTACTCCGCGAGCCCTTTGAGCGAGCCCGCCGGGATGTGCAAGAGGAACTTGTCGCAATCAACTCCACGCTTGGCAAGGTCTGCAGGGCCAACCACAGCCAGGCGGCGGCGGTCTGCGCAGAGCTTGCCCTTCTTGCCAGAGTCAGATATCCGGCTGCCCCAGACATTGTTGGGACAGGCGGCGCAAGTAGCGCTAACGGGCTGCAGGACGTTCGCATCAGGCTTCGTGCCATCCGCGCTCCAGCAGTCCGGCTTGCCAGTGGATCCCTCCTCGAAAGCAGCTGAGTAATAGACTTTCGCGAGCGAGGGGTTAGCTTTTGCAAGTACAAACTCGAGCGACTGAACGGCATCTCCTTTATCGTCGACATAGTTCGTCTCCTCGCCTGCCTTGCGAATGCGCCACACCTTGCCGCGGTAGCTGATCGTCGGGAAGCCTTCGACCACGCCGGTGGTCAGGTCGCCGCCCATTTTTTGACCTTGGAAAATCGCGGGCATGGCGCCCGTGATGGCTACTACTGCTGTGCTCATTTTCTCTGAACTCCTACGGTATTGATCTTGGATACTTTGACACCTGGGGGCGCCTCTTGGTTCTCGTCCAGATAGTCTTTCACGAAGGTTTTATTTGCCTTAATGTCCAGCGCTTCGTACTGGTCCGTCTCTTTCACGAACGCCATGAAGGCATCCTTGTCGGCGACGGTGGCGGAAATTTGGGTGGACTTGTAGACGGTGCCCGCGCTGCTGGCGACATTCTGTACGCCATTGGCGTCGAGGAACTCAAGAAGGGCCCCTTCGAGCTTCTCCATCGCGGCGACGATCTTGCTGCATGCTTGTTTATGCGCTTCGTCCTTTTCTTTCTTGGTGTCACGCAGCTTGATGTACATATCCGTCGCCTGCGCGGGCGACATTTTCATCTGATCAAGCAGCGGCATTTTTTAGCTCCTTCCGCCGAGCTTGTAGTTTCGCCACTGCGTTGTCGCCCAACTTCTCGAAGGCGTGATCACAGCGGCAACATAGCCACCCACGGAACTTGTCTGTTTTGGGGTCCCAATCTGGAATGATGGCCCCGCCATTGCAGCCGCAAACCTCGCACGCATCAGGGCACTCGCGCGTGGGTTCCTCTAGCACAAACTCAAAAATACCTTTCATACAACCTCCTTACAGACCTGAACACTTCTACTTCGTGTAACCCCAAATACTCTTGCGATTTCGTAGTGCAGTTTTCCGTCTGCTCGCATCGCTTTCATTCTGACCTTGTCTTCTGAGGAAAGTTTCTTCGAAGGATGCCTATTTTTAGACATCATATCCTTCATGTTATCGCTCTGAGTTCCAAGAAACAAGTGGGTCGGCCTGACACACAGCATGATATCGCATCTATGCAGTACTTTGAGGCCAGCAGGGATCGGCCCGTAGGTCTCCGCCCACATGACTCGATGTACTTTCTCGTTTCCGGCTGCGTGCGAGCCGCGCCCGATGTGTCCGTACTTACCGTCGGTAGCACCCTCCCAGAGCCAGCACGTTTCAGTCTTCCTAACTCTCTTTAGGAGACGTTCAAGTATTGGGGTTGGCATTTGCGAACATCTCTAATAAGGCGTTTTGCACGCTCTCTTTTCCTTCGAGCATTTTGTATATCTTTCGTTCCACCGGGCAGCCGCATAAATGCACGATCAGGGTCTTGCGGATTTGTCCGGGGCGCGTGACGCGGCCGTTCGCCTGAATGTATGTGTCCAGCGAGACCGTCGGCGTCCACCACACCACCGTATTTGCCGCGGTAAGTGTAAGTCCATGAGAAAGCACGCCAGGATGAGCAACCAAAACCCTAAGAGGACCACTAGACTGGAACGCACCAAAAATGCGATTACGCTCACCCAGAGAGGACGCCCCCGTGACTGTTTCACATACTATCCCCTTCGCCGTCAGTAGTCTGGTGAGTTCCGCCGCCGCGCTTATGTGCTGGACCAGAGTAATGATTTTGCCATCAGCTTCTTCCAGCACCTCAAGCAGAGCGTCCAGGCGGGTGGAGTTGTCAAAATTAAGAACCGTTCCCGTGGTTGAATAACACCATCCGCTAGCGATTTGTAGCAGCTTTTGCATAACGACACCCGCATTAAGGGCCGAGATCTGCCCGTGCTGGTGCATATGATGAGCCGTGTCATAGATCTTTTTGTACGCTACTTGCTGGTCGGGCGTCAATGGACAATCAACAGTCTTGTAACAAGTCTCTGGTAGCTCAGCGATTTCTTTTCTCAGATATCGGACGCCAGGCTGCATCGCCGCGTAAACCGTATCCAAAGCAGTCGGCCTGGCCACCCATCGAAACTGTGAGTATTGGGTCATAGTCAGTTCTTTGAAGTGTTTGAAGTACTTCGGTACGGCTTCGGGGCGCAAAAGTTTGATCTGAGAGTAGGCGTCGCACGGTTCGTTCGGGGTCGGAGAACCAGTGAGCCCCCATACGTACGAGCAACCCGTTACGATTTTGTTCGCAGATTTCCAGCGATCCGTCGTCCCATTTCGAAAGTACGAAAGTTCGTCGATCACGATTGCGCCGAAAGATTTGCCACATAGCTCTGCCTGTATTGTCTCGATGCCGTCATGGTTGATGATGTAGATGTCAGCGTCCCGCGCGAGCGCTTCGCGCCGTTGCTTGCGGGAGCCGTGGAGAATCTCAGTCTTGAGATGGGGGAAGTACTTGAAGATCTCTTTGTCCCAAACCTGAGACAGCGTCGACAGCGGCGCAGTCACGAGGGCATGTTTGATCACGCCTTCCTGAAGGAGAAAATCCAGCGCATAGAGCGCTGCTCGGGTCTTACCGGTTCCGATTTCGGAGAGGATGAATGCCCGAGGGTTCTGCACCATAAGCGCTGCCGTAACTTCCTGAGCCTCGAACGGAGTATCGCCACACCAGTCATAGCGAGTACGAATAGGACTGGGGATAGAAAAACCCAGATTACGACCAAGTCGAGTGGTTTCAATGGTGTGCGGGACGACAACTTTATCTCCTAGAATTTTGCAGCCGGGAATGACGTTGTACAGTGCCGGATCGAACGGCACCGCGAAGACTTTGTGCTTGGCGCTTACTTGAACAGACATAGCTGGCACAGCCAAAAACCAAAGATATCCGATCCAATGGAGTACTCGTAATCCAGCATCTCACCAAAGGGGAAGTAGTCGCTCAGAGGAAAAGACATGCCTGCGGCCACTCGTTGACTAAGCTTCCGCCGGGGGGATCCTGCATTGTACGCCATAAGATCTCGTATTCATCATCAGGCACGAAGTGACTCCAGAACAACCCCACTATACGAACAGACTTATCTGTGGAATTGACCGTAACCAGTGTTCCAAGGAAACAATATCGTCTGGAGTTGAGATCTCGAATACCTTGCATCGTGAGTCCTCGATCCTTTGTGCTATTGCCCGCTGCTGCTCGGTGAGTTTTTTACCCGGTGCCTTGGTCTCAATCGCAAAAGAGCGACCATTGTGACAGCCAAGACAATCCAGGGTTCGCGCACCCATACCTGTCTGCACCGGCCAGAAATGGTAGCAGCCGTACGCATTCAGCAAGTTCTTCACTTTCACTTTTACCTTGCCTTCCGGCGTCATTCGCGCGGCTTCCAGTGGACGCAGCTCGTGACCGGGCAGTAACGACAAAGGCCAGAAGGTTTTGCGGGGAAATCCGTCGTCCGCAGAGCGCTTTCAATCTTTGCAACACGGGGGAGCAAGTCATTCCACACTCCTACTAGGTCGGCCTTTTTGATTGTGTGGGGGCTAACTTTCTTACTCTGAAGCCACACATAGGCAAGCTTGAAAGTCTCAATTTCAGGCAGATGCGTACTAAGCACAGCCGCACTGAGTTCCAGCTGTGTGAATCCAGGTTTCGGTTTGCCAGTCTTCCAATCGACAACCAGCGCCGTATCTCCTCGCACGTTAAGCAGATCAACCACGACACGCACGAAAACAGAAGAGTCGAAGTATTGAACTGGGGAGAAGTCTCTTGCCATGGCAAACTTGAGCTCGCCCGAAGTATCCCCAGGGAGCCCCACAAACTTAGCTGCTGTTTTTTCCAGGTAACGATAGTTAAGAGGCAGCGGGCGTCCTTTGCAGATACGGTTATAGAGTCCTTGATGGATATCTTTTCCGTCCGCAGAAAAGCTGGAATCTTCATCTTTGAAATCCTTGGCTACGGAGATATGAAAATATTGCTTAGGGCAATTTTCGTAGCGGGTAAGAGCAGAGAAGCTCCAGGCAAACTCTTTCACGGCATTATCGCTTCTTGGTGGCCGTTCTTGAGCCGCATGACTTCCATTTGCAACTCAAATAAAGCACTTAGTAGGTTTTGTATGTACTGCTGCTGGTCGCGGGTCCAGTCAGTGGGCGGCGGTTGCGGTATATAAATCATGAAAACATCCCGTCTTGCGGATCGTATTTTACGATTCGATGGGATTGGGTTTTCTTTTGTCTGCGCTTGGTGAGCTCTTTCTCTCGCTGCGCAATGACTTCCTTGATTTGTTGGTGCGTCGTTTCGAGTTTATCTACCCACTCCCCGCTGCCAACCTCGCGGTAAGAATATGCATTGATCCAGATTGGTTGCCACCACCATTGCTTTACTTGTACGCGGTATCTAGTTTCGGCACCGATAGTTTTAGTCGTGATGCGGAATTTCAAAATAATCCCCTCTGTTCTGGTTCGTCGACTGGTCCGTTTCCGGACACTATAGCGGCATTCACGGAAACACTGCCGAGCCAGTCTCCGCCTTTTTTGTCGTAAATCTTGTGCCCAAGCGGAGTGTGCTCTACAAACTTGCCAGTCGGAAAAATTAGAACTCGACCGTCTACGAGATATACAGTAATCATAGCATCAACATCCTTTGACAGCACTGAATGCCATGAGTACGGACGGTAGGGCCAAATAGCTGCTGGGTCAAGCGCATAAGTTTGCCTTCGAACTCCAGCTCATCGTCCGGCACGTTCTCTTCGAATTGCGGTAGTGGAGTATAGTAGGCACCGCTCATGTTCTGTGACATTTGGTTTTGATAGGCTTGACCTTGAGCCTGGCCGGCCATCAGCCCGCCGATAGCCTGGTTTGCTAAGTTGCCGTGCTGGATGGTAGGGGCCGTGCCGCCCTGCGCTAGTCCCGCCCAGCCCTGGCTGCTCTGCTGAATCGGTTTGGGCTGCCATGGAAATATCATTTCACTTCTCCAAAATTAGCGCCGTAATGGATCTCGACGTCGATGGGGGCATTGGGCATCCAGGATAGTGGCGCAGTCATAATGACTCGCGCTTCGCGAACCACTTCCTCAACCCGGCCCACCGGTACAATATAATCCAATTCGTCGTGGACTTGAAGAGCCGGCCGCAGTTTCAGTTTACGGTGGATCTCCAACATGCAGTGCTTGATGACGATATTGGCGAGCGCTTGGATTATGTTCTCCAGCAGCTTGCCTCCCCATATCGATCGCAGCTCGCGGCCGAATAGGTACTGGTAGCCGTCGAAGGTGTTCTCGAGTTTCGGATAGTATAGGAACATGCCATTTGGCAGCTCCACACTCTCGTGACGAAACGTCAGTGGACCCAATGTTGCCTTGGCGCCGGGGGTAGCCATTATCTCTAACATGGTATCCAGCGTCCGCCATAGTTCCGGGATCTTCGAGTAGGTGTCCCGATAAATCCCAACCACCTTCGTGGCCTCGCCTAGGTCGACCTTGATGTTCTCTTGAGCTCGGCAGGTTCCAATGTATTTAATTGCCCCCATACCGTACTGTAGGCCAAGAACAGCGGTCTTAGCGAGGAATCTTTCGCGAGTATCAGCCCTCGAAATCGGCCGGCCATAAAGTCGGCTCGCAAATTGCGAATAAACGTCCACGCCATCCCTGAAAGCATTAATGAGAGCTTGCTCGTCTGCGAGGCAACAGCAGAGTCGTGCTTCGATCTGGCTAAGGTCGGCACCCAAGACCACATGTCCTGCTGGCGCGCGAAGTGCGAAGCGAATACGGGACTTATGAGGCTGAGGAAGATTTTGGAGGTTGATCTTTTCGGTTCCTCCATATCGTCCAGTATGCGCAGCGTAATAAAGAAGTGGGACTCGAAGGCTGCTGGACGTACGTCCCATCTCCAGCAGGCGCGTCGTGCGCGTCTCTTCCAGGGTGGATTTAACTCCGGTTCGTGCGGCGCAGAGCGCTGATACGAGCTCGTCGCTTTCGTACTCTTCCACAAAATCTTTCCATGCCTGGTCTGTTTTGGCGAACGCATAAGTAGGTTGTCCTGTGGCGGGACTGGTTTTCGTGGGTGGCTCGGCGCCAAAAGACTTGAGAGCCTCGGCGAACCGCTGGTTAGACATCAGGACATCTTTCGATACAACGGTTGTAACACGCTCCATGAGCGCAGCTTTCTTGGCGACCACCTCTTGGAGATGCTCCGCCAGCAGCGCGACGTCCAATTCGAACTTCGGCTCCAGGTACATTCGTAGTGTCAGGTCTATGACCTTAAGTTCATCGCGCGGGTAGTCGAGTACTAACTGGTCAAACAGTGCCTTGGTACAGTCGGTGTCGTTGCAGCAATACTCGGCATATTTGACCAGCTCTTCTCTACTTAAAGAGGCTCTGCTGCGGCCAAACATGTTCGTAACTTCGTCCCCCTTCTCTAATCCCAGGCCAGCGTACTGCATACAGTTCTTCAACGACGCAGACCCCGTGAAGGGTTTGTATTTCGCCTGAGCCATCAGGCGAGTGTCCAAATATAGGGCAGGAATCAGTCCAAAGTGGTGCTGCAAAATCAGACCATCGAATGACATGTTGTGTGCCAAAAGGGCGTGGCGGGAAATGTCGAATTGCTGTAGCCAAGTCCCAGTCTGCTTCATCGTTCCCGAGAACCATTTGGTGATTCCTCGTAGCTTGACCGACACCAGTATTACTTCGAACCGCGGATCGCGGACGTAGTCCTCGGTGGTCATCTTGGATAAGGTGTACTCTGGGCCGTAGAACGACTCAAAGTCCAGTGTGATTATCTCCATACGGTGAGCAGGATGCTGTCCTTGACAGGATTGGCCGTATCGATAGAAGTGAGATCCACGATCTCAACCCTGGTGAACGTCTGGTTGGAGATATGTTTCACTAGTGCCTTCGCCGCCTCCATGCTTGCGATGTCCTCGATCACCAGCAACCCACCTTCGCGCAGCTTGCCGAGATACAGATCCAGAAAGCTAAGCTGGCTGCGCAGGGTGTGCGGACCGTCGTCTACCATGAAGTCGAAGTACCCATCCGGGAAGAAACTCGCGACGTGATGAGTGTATGCGTCTTGGTGTATGAGTTGGATGCGCTCGGAAGGCACGGTGCGGACAACGACATCCATGCCGGTGATGTAGGCTTGGGCGAAGTAATCCCGCCACAGCTGTATTGAGCCGCCCTCGTAGATGCCTATCTCGAGCACCTGCCTGACCCGGTCGCGCATTGGCGCGAGAGCCTGCTCATAGAAGTTCTCAACGTAAGAGTGGGACCGTCCGAACTTGTCGGTCTTGTAATTTCCAGTAAGGCACATCTCGATTAGGCTTGGCATTTGGTTCCCCGGCGCAGTCATAAAAAGGGCCCGAACCAAGTATGATACTTGGCCGGGCCCAAAGTTCAATCTATCTCTTACTCAGCTTCCATCTGGACAATGATCACTGGGGGCGATTGCCCCGGCTGCAGCGGATCGATCACCAACTGCTCGCGCGTCAGTGGGCCTCGGGTGGGAGACTCTTCGTATACCGTGATCGTATATGTCCCGGCATAATTCAGATACCCGAAGTAGCACGTCTCGGAAGTCGACGGGGTCGCCCAAGCGTAGGCGCCTGCAGGTCCGCTGATCGTGCAATATGAAGTTGTCCAGCCCTCGGGGGCCTTCACCTCAAGATAAGCCACCGGATGCGTTGTAGTCCCGCGCCCGAACGCCACTGTCGCCACCAAACACAACACCAATGCCTTCAACATCATCTTCTCCTTAGTTACCTACCAAACAAAAAACCCTGTGCTCTAGAGTCACGCAAAGAATCCGTGTCATGGGGCGAGAAAAGAAAATCTAGCCCGCGTCCGCTGAACTCAAATAAATCCAGGTCCGTGAACCCTGCGCCTCCCCATAAAAACTCCCACTCAGTCAGACCCCTACAAAGCATCGATGTGTATAGTCTTTCCAAATGGCCCCTCCTGCGGTGTGGTCGCGCACCAGATCACCGGATACCCCGGATCTCTATCGGGGAACGGGCCACACATGTCTGTGAAGTAGATCAGACAGTCGGGGACAAGACCTTGTTCCTTCACCCACTCGAACGGCGGACGGAAGTCCGTGCCCCCGCCGCCCTTCACCTCTACGTTGTGCCAGTCAATCTCCTCGTGGATGTTGAACTCTTGGACAGACGCGATGTCAGCGTCGCAGCCTAATAGGATGGTCTGCTCGGGATGACAGGTACGGATGATGTCCTTGCACTCCCCGCCGAAGCTGTTCATCTCCTTCTGTCCAATACTCCCTGACGTATCCCACACCCACACAATCAGCCTGCACCCGAATGATGCACTGCGGGGCAGGTACATTCGTTGCTGGGCCAGTCTGCGCCGGTGCGGCCGCTTCCACGTGCTGGTGTCCCGGCTGCTCGATGTTACAACCGTTGTACGCAGGATGTCCTGCCACCGGACCTTGGGCTCCAGGAACTCCTCGGCATAGCGCTTGAGGGCCGCAGGCAGCTTCCCACAGGCTTTGGCAGTGTCCAGGGCCGTCTGAACCGCCCGCTTCATTTCCGCACTAGACACCTTTCCGGTGTCATAGATATGGACGTCCTGGCCTTTCCCCTTGCCGTTCCCCGGTACGCCGCCACCCGTCACCTTCTTGGCGTTCTTCCACAGATCCCGATATACCTCTTCCACGCTCATCTCGCACGTGTACTTCGGGTCCAGCAACCACTCGGGCTCACCCTTTTTGTACTTGCCTTGCGGATCGTCGTGGTCAAACCGCTTCATCGCCCCGACCTGGGACTTGACCAGCATGTCATTGATGACATAGTCGGCCGCGATGTTATACAGCATCGAGGAGAACGGATTGCCGTCGAACCCGGTGTCTTCATACACCTTGCCGCGCATCATGTGTTCCCACATTGCGTGGCCTACCTCGTGGCACACACCGAACACGGCCTCTTCCAGCTTGAGCGTATTCAGGAAGTCCTCGTCTATATAGACAGTCTTGCCGTCGGTCGCCATTGTGGCCGGCATGCCCCCAAACAACTTCTCGAACTTACCGATGCGGACATCCATGATGTCGAGCAACAGACTCGCGAAGAATGGCACATGCAGAAGCAGTGCCGTCTTCACACCTACAAACATTGGATGGTTAGTACCTTGACTTTCAGCCATTTAAATCCTCCCACAAATTATATTGGACGTAAGGATAGCGCCAGCAAAAATCTTCTAGGAAAAAGAACCTGCCCTGCGATCCATATCTTCTAAGATATTTCCTGCAAGACTCGCGGTCAGTTGTCTTTTTCGTAAGTCGTTGCGCAGGGTGTTCGGATCGTGTTTGCATAAGTCCTTCTCGATGCGCTGCCTGATTGACTCGATGGTGGCGTCGTTCGTCGCGTTCAGATGCGTGAGCAAGTCTACGGTCTCACGCACGTTGCTCACAAGCGTGTCGTGGAACGTATGCTTAGGATCGCCCAGCCGGTCCGCCATCTTGGCAACGACGTCACGCATTCGACGCCAGACATCTTGCATTGCACCCTCAAGACATTTGTTACGCTGGGCGGTGAGAGCGTCCGCGAGCTTGCGAGCCTGCTGCGCAGGAAGTCCCTTGAAATCCATCCCGTCGGGTACAGGGCTGAACTCAAAGTCGAGATTGAACATAGACTCCAGATCATCCGGGGTTGGGTAGTCTGTGATGACAAATGCTTCTCCTAGATTACGTCTTGCCTCTTTGATCAGCTCCGGGAACGCTTCGCGCAATTCCTCGCGCTTGGTGTTGACCAGCTGCTTGGCCTGCCCCATCTCGGTGATGTACTCCATGAACAGCGTATTAGCCAGCAACCTCGGACCATCTCGTCTACCAGAATCATCCATGCCCGTGGTCGACCACGGCAATGTCATCTGATAGTGCCGAGTGCGTGCGGAGTCAAGAACAGAGTTGACGGCCTTGAGTTTGTCTTCTGTGCCTGCGAACAACTTTTTGTACGCTGTATACGTGCCATCGACTGAGCCGTGATCCGACTCTGCTTTCTTTGCCGCGCCTTTGTCTCGCTTTCGGCCAACCCATTTACGAACCTTGAGGCGGCAAAGCGTCGCGAAGTTTCGTATATCCAGTTGTGCGGCAATCGACTCATTGGTGAATTGTGGAAAAGCAACCACTGGCAGTCTTTCGGCTGGTGCCGCATTAGTCCTCTCCACCTCGGTGCTTGAACCGTCCGTACGCTCATCTTCATCTCCTAGTCCATCCACAGGCAAAGCTGCCGCCTGCGGCCGAACTGTTTGTTTCGCCACCAGCACCCCGCCAGTGACGCGCGTTTCTTTCTCGCCATTGCTGGCTCCTGTTACAGTGGTTGTATCGGCTGGCGCAGTCACAGATTGTTTTGGCGTAGCCAGTTCCGTACCTCTGAGTGGAATACGACTCCTCGCCGAGGTGGGAGTTGGTCGTATTTGAACAGGCACTGTTGATGTTGGGTTATCCGCATTATTGTCTTTCGGATTAGCAACTTGCTGTTTTTTGTCCACCAGTGGGGCATGGTCGTCTCCATTCATTATCTGATCCAAGACAGATTGTAGGTCGAAGTCATTCATATCGAACTCCTGCAAGTCGGGTCTCGATGTTACTCATGACTTCTTGTCCAGCAGATTCGCCGCCTCCAACAATGCTTTGTTACCCCGCAGCCATATGCTGAACTGCGGATGCTGCACGATCTGCGGTGTACGCCGCACGGTGTGCCGCAGCGCGCTGGCCTGGAACTCCTTGCCCATGCGCGACAAGTACTCGAACGCCTGCACCGCAGTTACGCCATCGATGTTATGAGAGATCATTCTCATGGTGGCGTAGCATGCGTCCGGCTTCTCCGGCACCTTGGTTGTCTTCGGTTGCGCGACTATATCCGCGTAGCTCGGCAGCTCGTCCACCACCCGCAGGTGCGCAATGAACTGAGCAGCCGCACCTTCACCTATCGCGCCCGCCGCGAACTCGGTGAACATCTCTGTGCTCATGGTGTCCATGTACGGGCTCAGTCTGCATATCGACCGCGGTGTGCAGAACGGGCCGGGCTTCTCGGGCACCTTGTCTGCCAGCACTATGTTGGGTAGTGCCTCTGTGAACGATATGATCTGATGCGCAATGTTGTTCTTCTCCATCCAGTCCACCAGTGCATCCTTGCTCGGCTCGATCTGGATGTCGGCTATTCTGTTCTGAATAAATGCCATTGTCTTACGGGCACCGGAGCGGTCTTGCTCCCGATTGCCCGCTGCAACGACAATCCACCCCGGCGGAAGCTGATAGTCGCCCACTCGACGGTCAAGCATGAGCTCTGCTGCCACCTTGTTGACGTCATCGTCCGCTTGCGGCTGCTCGTCCAAAAATAAGTAGCCATACTCACCATCCTTCTCGATGTCGACTGCCCAGAAGGGCAGACTGAACTCCATCTTGCTCGTGGCGATGTTGCCCTCGGGCGGCAGGCCGTAGCCCTTCACGTCCGGTTGCTCCACCTCGCACAGCCGCACCACCTTGCAGCCGACCAACTGTCCTAGCTTCTTGGTTAGCTCCAGTGCGGCGTCCTTGACGATGGTACTCTTGCCCATGCCTGGGCTCGACAGCAGGCGTACGCACATATACTCCTGCTTCTCGATTGCCACGTTCAACATCGTGATCAACAATCGCTTTGCGTCACTGATCTTCATTCGGGTTCCTCGTTGTTAAATAAATTTGCCTGCCAGGTATGCCAGAAATTAGCGCCATTTACAGTGTCGTCGCCCTCTGGCCATCGTGTCTGCTTCTTTCCCTCCGGGCGTGTCATGCACCAATACCACCAGTAGAACTTATACGGTTCATACGCCATTATTCCACTCCCGTTCGAACAGCATCCACTGTTCCGTCCAGTCGAAACCGTGCCCGGCCTTCCCTAAAGACTCGCGCCAGTCCGTTGGCATTAAAATTGTCTCGTCTGTTGGGATAAACTGGTGCTCTACCAGCCGGTCTCTACTTGTCCTCATCGGTCTTGGCGGCTGTCTCCGGCGTGACCAGCACCCCTCTATACTGCGTGGCCAGGCTGGTCATGGGTTCATATAACTCATCCCTGTGTTCCTTCGCGAACTCCAGTACCTTCCGCGGATCCTCTTCGGACATCGGGAACCCCAACAACGCGAACAACGCCGCGACACTCTCACCGAACTCCGCCGCATCTTCCAGCTTCGCGAACACCAGCTTCTGGTTTGTTCCGCTGATGCGAAGACCACTTGCCTTCATCGACACACAGAACGGACCGTTCTTGCGAGTCTTGTAGATGGGATAATCTTTCTGCCGATAGACAGGCAATGCATGCGCTACTACGTGATCGCCGCACGCGATGCCGTCGCCCTCTAGGTACACCTGCTCCGAGTTTGTCGGGGCACCAATCTTGATCTTGAACACTTCAACTTTCTTCTCGCTCGTCATCTGAACTCTCCTGTTACAACGGTTGTTACTTACTCTCTCCAACTAAACAAGCACAACTGAAATCTTGGGTACCATCTATCACTAAAGTATCCAGTCCAAGGACTTTCTAGCTCGCCGGCATTATCCCAATCACAATAATTTTCCGGGCTAAACTCCCCAAAACTCAATTCTCCATCTCTACCGAAGCGCTCTATGGCCATAAACTCACCTGACAAGGGTTGTTGTATTTCTCCCTGTAGAACATCCACCTCCACTCTTGTGTCGCCACATCTAGAGTAATCCACCTCCCGGCCGAAACCTGTATGCAGTCCGCTCCGCGCGGATATCGGGTGCGGGCAAGACCTTCCGCGTCGAGCGACGGTTTAGTATCCATCTTATAAATCTCCTCATGTTGTCTCCCGAAACAAGCAGTACTGCCGATCATAAGCGGCGCTCCATCGCTCATCGTCGGACCTTATGTCGGTGTACGGTCCATCGAACTTATAACTCTCCAGGAACTCAGGAGACCAGCTAAAGATAATATGCCCATCGCCTACTTGCACAGAGTGTCCTTGGTCATATCGGCGCGTGCCGTACCTCCAGTTCCTGTCACTCACGACGTATCAGTGACAGCACGTTCATCTGCCTCCGCGTGCATTGGTGGCCGGCGAAGTCGGAGAATATGTGCAGTGTCTCGCCGATGAAATATACCCGCATGTCACGCTGACAACCCTTACAAGTAATAGTTCTGTCGTGACGCATTATTGTGGTTTGGAGATACGGCGGCCTTTCTGTCTCCTTTAGGTCGTGGCCTTGTCCCTCTACCTCTTGTACATATTTAGCCAGTTCCTCCTCCGGGTCTTCACCCGGTAGTGTAGTGATTTCGAGTGTGTCGCTATAACTGACGTGGCGCGCAGTCACGATTGCCATCGCTTAATCGTTGTCCTGGTCGCTCCAGGTTGGGAGAACATCATTGCCTGCACCCGAAGGCAGGGCAGTGATCTGCTGAAGTCTCCTTTGCGGCTGTAGAATCCCATTTTGCATTCGCAGATGCGGCAGGTCAGCTTTACAAACTTGTGTCCGTCTTCTCTGAGCCATTTGAGTTTCATTGTATTTACTCGCTGAATAGCATTGCTTGTGCGATTGGACATATCTCTGGCTCCTTTGCAATATAGTTGAAGTTCTTGTCTAGTTGTCCAGTGCCCACATCGAACCACGAGTCACAAGTGAAGCACCTAAATAACCTGGTGTCTCTGTCGATGTCGCGCAGGTTGTGGAACTGGTTGGCCGCGAGTTGCCATAGGTTGGCGTTCATGCGAATAGCTGCCCTTGCATAGACAGATAGAATGGGGATTTTCCTTCGCGAGCGCGAGTCCAGTGCAAACCCAAAGCCTGCCACTCGCAGTAGTCCAGATAGCACCAGGCTTTAGGTGCTGGTCCGTTTACTGTTGCATAGCAAGCATACGGCGTAACTCCACCGATCCCGCTAATTTTATCGTATTCTCTCATTGGAACACCATGAGCTGCATTGCGTTTCCGAACCAGGTATGACCTCTATTCAGCAAGAAGTCGCCGTGAGTTGGGTTAGTAGCCTTGATTTCTTCCATGTGCAGCCACCTAATCAGATCAATACCCTGAATCATTGCAGCAGCATCTGAAGCAGCACACCGAACCCAAAGACCAGAGTCAGCCATAAAATTGTCCTGTGTGTTTTAATACTCATCAAACAGATCCTCCTGTTGGTGTATGTATTTGGCAGATCTTGCAGTTGTTCTTCGCTCATGCGAATAGGTTGCATTGCTCTGTTCTCCATGCATGTGAAATGTTACTGCTGCTTGCTCTACGCCACCCTGCGTAGTCCAGCCAGCCGTATAAAGAAAATCTATCGTCCCCATCGCGAGCCGCACAGGCGTTGGGTGGGACATGCGGTGTAGACCATCTCTCTGTGCCGTCGATCGGTTTATAAGTGAGTTTCATACAAACAACCCCATCTGTGTGTGTGCGTATATGGATCTTGCTCGTGTCCACGCGTAATATACCAACCTGGAAACAGCAATTCATCCCAAAAGAAATGGCACCTCATGACCTACCTCCAACTATTTTACAACGGTTGTAACAATGCCGACTCGCGCAGATACAACGCGCAGTCACGAAAGTTCAGGGATCGAACGGAGCGCGCTGCTCGTCGTGCTGCAGCAGAAATTGTCGACACCTGGAACAACGACATACACTGCGCCCTACCCAAAACCCTGACGCCTTTGGTTTGGTTCACTTGCCAGAAATACTCTGACGAATACTCATGGGATCCTCGCTGTGGTGTTGTGTCTATGTGGGCATGCAAACGCGGTCGCCTCACTCAAACGCACAAGCCTGAATAGTGAACACGTCTACATCCATATACTTCAAGTGCCCGAACCGAGCCTCGACCCTCGACCCTCACTTCATCGTCGCGGCCTGCGGCCGTCGCCTGCCACAACACTTAGCGGGAGTGCTTTATACTCAGCCCGCCGCGCAGCAGCGATCTTCCCATCGCATCTGGCATCCGGGTTGAATTTTTTATAGATGGCGATCTTGCGTCTGGTCTTGCGGGCTATCACGCTCGGATAGTCTTTGACCTCGCCGCATCCAATACACTGCATGCCCCCGCCAAGATGTCGATGCATCGTGTCGGTTGCACATGTCTCACAAGGCTGGTTGGATAGTTTCATTGTATGCCTCTACGTACGCAAGCTAACCATATTCTTCGTCTCTCCAAGATTTCCCAGTCTGAGAACAGGCAGTGCTGATACCGCTCATCTTGGTCGAGCGGTGTAGTTCTGCGGTACCATATCCTCAGTGTCGTCCAATCAAGATACATGTAGTTCATTCGTCACTCCCGAATAAACACAGTTGCATATGCCAGGACTTGCACCACGTGCCTGAGTTGGCCCAGTTGTTGCGGTCGTACCAGTCCAGGTATAGGAAGAGTGCTCTAATCATACACTCACCTTGTAGATTTCACTTATCTTCTCAATCGTCTTTCGCGGCCACTCTTCCGGTCCGACGAACAACATTGCCTGCAAGCTGCAACCCTCGCCTTTGTCGGTACATTCTGCCGCTTTGGCTTTATAGAACTCATCCCACGGCAACCAAAATCCTTCACGTAGCCTACCAACCATGATTGTCTCCTTACTCAAACATGCTGAACTGCATTGTGTCCCAAGAGTTGTCGTTGGTGTACGCAGGATGATACGCGTCGTCGAACACAACTCGCCACTCAAACACATCCAACCATCCACATTGGTAGCAAGCAGCATCACCTATATTGTGATCGCCTATCCGGTGATTTTTTCGTCGCTTCGGTCGCGCAGTCATCATTGCCGGTACCATGGCGGCATCTCGTCTGGAAATAAACAGATTTGTGCCGAGTATATACGCAGACCTTCACTCTGCAATGCATCCCACTCAAGCCAGCACAGAAAGACCGCACCGGCGCTTGCCTTTACTTTCGCTACGTATTCGCTTAAGGCATCCATTTTATTACCTCGCTCGGAAACCCTCGCTCATCCTAATGTGCTGCGACCAGTTACAACCCTTGTAAGAACCGCCGTTGGATATTACTCAATGGCTGCATGTTTGGATTGCCCACCAACCCAGGATGCATTGGCGCGTTGAGTGATTGACCTATTGACTTCTTGGCTACGCGTCGCACGCGCACCGCATGCCTGTGCGCAAGCCAGCCCGCACGATATGCTGAAGCCAGCATATCTCTGGTTTCATTCCCGTCCCACGTTCCGCTCTGCGGCTGCCATGCCCGCGCGGCATACGCCGCGGCTCTGTGTTTGGTACTCATATATCCACCCCCAACACAAGCAGACACACCACGATGGCTGCAAACCACGCCACGACGATCATGCCCCACCATTCGCGCGCTGCTCATCCAACCGCACCAGCGCCTCGTATGCCTTGCGCATCTCTTCGGCAGTGACCGGCAAGGCAGTCGGATAGTCAGTGGGCATGAACGTGTCCATGGACTTCGCACAGCTACTTCGCGGAGCATGTGCTACGTCGAATATCTCCATATCCAATTTATCCACGCCCGGGTCCACTACAGCCGGCGACGCAGGCTGCCGGCCCTGATCCTGGTTTAGCAGGTCGATCAGGTCTTCCGTCTGATTGAGTCTATGTGCATGGTTCACACGATACGTCTCCAGGTCTTTGATGCGCTGCGCCAAAGCCTGCTCGACCTTGCTACGTAGTCTTTCGTTTGCCGCCACCTCGTCCAGGATTTTGGCGCACCAGACCTTGACTGTGTCACGCGCAATGACGGTTTCGTTGTGAGCATCAAGGCTCATGAACACGCCAAGTGTCATGGCGACACTACCTAGTACGGACATAACAATCGCGAAAATTGTGTAACTATCCATCGAAATCTCCTATTAAGGTTGTTTAGAACGGTTACGCATAGCATCGGCGATCTTCTGACGATGCTCAGAACTAAGCGGAACACCAACTCGACCCTTAACCCGTGCCGCGCGAATGTGCGGTCGATGGTTTTTCTCTACTTGGTGCACCCGCTTCATCGACTCACTAATCTTACGTCGATGGCCTGAACTTAACGATTTAGGCATAAAAACACTCCATCGAGTAGTGACGCTCACTACGTCCACTACCCGGTCAAACTGATAACTTGTTGTATTGTCTCGATGTTCACTGCAGTAGAAGTATGTAGTAAGAATACAAGCACGCATCTTTTTGGAGACTACTAGGTGACTACGTGGTCTTAGTACCCTCTAACCCATACACTCTCACTCTCAAACGCGTGATTACCTTATATTTTATACTAGGTATGTATATATTATTGAAGAAAACACACATGCTAAGACTTGCAAATCAAGCACTTAACCACGTATATACTAGGTCATGTTGCGATGCGATTTGTGCTGGCGCGCAGTCATAAAATCATGTGGACAATCAATCACCTACAAAAAATTATACCCGGTCTACCCGGTTCACTACCCGGTTAAGTGTTAAATAGCTCCCATTAAGGAATTATTTAAACAAGAAAAACCCCCGACCATTGCTGATCGGGGGTCGTTACAAGGCTTGTTACCTTACTGGCCTAAGCCAATGTCCAAGCCCATCTCGGTGGCGAAGTTCACTATTGCTTTCATCTGTTCCAAACGCTTTGGCGTCTTGCGTCCGTCTCTGACAGATGCATACCACGACTTGAGCGCCGATGCCGCGCGAACCGCCGGGTCCGTCTTGGTCGCTTCAGCCTTGGTGTTCAACGCCATCACCGCGTCGCCTACGTTACCGTGCTCTTTGATCGCGCGTGCTACCTTGACCGCGTCATGATATCCGCAGCGACCATACGCGCTCGAACGCAATGCCGTAATGGCTTCGGGGAGCAACGCGTGTTGCCGGATCAGGCTGCGTGCCTCAGACTTGGAAACCTTCTCGCGAGGTGTTCCAGCCCAGTTCAGCTTGGCGCTGAGTTGATCTGCGACCAACACGACATCGGCCTCACTGGGGATTTTCGGAAAACCAGCCTTCGCCATGGCCCTGAATGCGTCGATCAGTGTCGCGCCCGAATTTTGCGCGGACTGGATGGCCTCGCCGAGGACGGTTACAACGGTTGTAACTACCTTGGCGGCCAGTGTCGAGACTTGTTTGGTATCACTCATTCGCATAACTCCTAGTTTCTTGAATGAGGTAGCGGTATTGCTCCCTCACTAATCAGCCGGAAGGAAACGGCACAGGGTTACAAGCCTTGTAACCGGCACTGGCCAGAGACCCCGGTATAGGGGCCAGGCCAGGGGGGCCGGCACCCGGTGGTTTAGGTACTTGATCAATACGTCAAGTAAAAATTGACTACTTGACACACGACCGGCCCACATATAACATCGCCGCCATGCCTAAATTCCCTCTTGTCCAAATCTCCTGGCACGACGCATGGTCAGACTCCGGCTGGAAGAGTCCTGGAGAAATTTCAAACCTATGCATCCCGCTCGTCATCCATTCGGTTGGCTTCCTGGTCAAAACGACACGTAGTGGATATTTGATCGCAGGTTCGGTGGACGCGAACGGCCTTGTTGGCTCGGTGATGTTCCGTCCGCGCGGCATGGTCAAGTCGATGAAGCGCATATACCTATGAGATTCTCCCGTCCTCCGATCGGCACCGTCCGCAAGCGGTTTGCCTGGTGGCCTAAGCATGCTACGGTGATCAGTGGAAAATATGTCCCCGAGAAAAATGCCACTATGGTTCCGTTTTTCTGGGGGTTTCACAACCCCGGCCCCGCCGCATTCCCGTACTCGGCGCCCAGAAAAAACAAAAAACCCCCGACCAGCGGTACCGTGTTGGCGCCGGTGATGTATGTGCAGAATTCCTGGCTGGACGGCTGGATCTGGCTCGAGTGGTACGTCGAGGAGCTGGAGGCGAGCTACCGCGGCGTCGGCGGAGAGACGAGTATTACGGTCTGGCGGATGAAGCCGCCGACCAAGCAGTGGAATGCATTTCATGAATACGATTAGGAGTTCACTATGACTTTTGATTTTTTGGTTGGGTTTGCCACTCCGGGCTGCAAGACAGTCCTGACTTCCCCGCAGGGCCGCCGAGGCTGGTTTGCCAATTGGATGGGAAAAAGATGGGTCGCTTTAGACGGTTATGTCTATATGGCCGCGGTGCGCTTGCTGGGTGTCACCGTTGGGGTTACCATCACGAGAGAATGCGACAACTCATCTTTGCCACAATTTGCGCAATCGCCCTCGGCTGCGGCACCGCCCATTCCGAGATCGACATAACGCCACCGTACAAAGAGTGGACGTATATGTTTTTCCGGAACATCGAGGGCGGCTGGACAGCACGATTGATCGAGGTTCCGTTCGAGCCTGGACAAAAAGTCACTGCATGTTTTCAGATGCCGGACGAAGATGCGACGGCGGACTGTTTCTACGTGTACAACGAGGAGAGAGATCCGGACGAGAAGGATGTACGGAACATCGGCGGCTACATGCACCACATCAACTTGTATTTTGAGGATATCGTGATATGAGCTACGCCAAACAACCAATAAGTATCGCGGAGAAAAAGGCCCTCGACCAAGACGACTGCACTCAATGGGAGCCGCGGGACTTGTTGCTGCATTTTTTGCGACGGATAGACTCCGGAGAGAGTTTTGATGGGATGATTGTGACGTACGTTAAGAAATCGGAAACCGGGTCCTGCACAGGAATGCTGCGGGCGAAACTTAAATTTTTGGAGTGCATCGGCGCTCTGGAGGCGGTCAAGTCTGACCTGATACATTCATGAGCAACATCTGGAATTACATTCGGCAGCTGGTCGGCAACGGCAAGTCTGCGACGATCGGAATTTTTGTTTTTATTTTGGTTTTGTCTCTCGTGTTCGCCAAGTGCCATGCGGCCGAGGTGGATATCCTGGCCGGCTCGAGTTTCGGTACTGAAGGGTACGGCCCGGTGCTTGGGCTCGACGTCAAGTTCCCGCTGAGTCCGAATCCGGGCGTGTCTATCGTGGCGGGCACCGATCTTTGGGGATCCACCACATACCACGGATTCAATGTGCCGAATAATTGGGACTGGCACATGGAGCTCGAGGGCTGTAAGGGCCGGTTCTGCGCAGGGATAGGGCCTGCGTTCGTACAGCGCGTGGATGCCATTAATGGCGCGCACACGAATTACTACCTGGGGCTGTCCTTCAAGGCCACCAGCCGACTCACGATGGTGCTGGGACACTTGTCGGATGCGGGCACTTCAAATCCGAATGTCGGTCGGCAATATTTGTCGTTCTCGTACAGACTCCAATGAACGCTAAGCGCGCCAAGAAGTTACGGTGGTTTGCCAGGGCTCAGGAAGCAGCTATGCCGGACATCATGGTCAACGAGAAGGGGATACCGTCCACGGTTCTGGTGTACGATCATCGCAAGATCGTAATCGACAAGGAGGGCAAAGAGCATGAAATCATCCGACGCACCGTCCAGTACAACCCCCGGACTTCGGGTAAGGGTTATTACCGGGCGCTCAAGGCAGCAAAAATTCGCCTTCGCGGTTCTGTCGCCCTTGTCCGCCAAACTTGCCAGTTCCGAGCTATCAAGGCTCTTACTGAGAAGCAGCAACGAGCCGGAGATAGTGCCCGACCTGGCGCAGAGTCTCTCGCTATGGCAGCGGCTGGAATGGGCCAGCCGGGCCCGCAGACGGCAGGTTCAGCAGATGCTGTTCGACAACCCTCCGGAGCAGCTTGAGTTTGTAATTTGATGCCCGTACACTCGTGGGCGTTGTAACAGGAGACCGACATGACTGATCCAGTGACTGAAGTGAAGACTGTTGTTGCCGACGTAAAGTCCGACGTGGTCGTGGCACAGAGTTTTCTCGCCAAGCAGATTGCTTGGGTGAAAGCCAACCCGGTGAAGACCGGCGCAGCCGTATCGGCCGTGCTCGCAGTCCTCGCCAAGTTGTTTTTGTAATGTCTGCTCCTCACAGTGCCGTAGCAGCCCCCACGGGAGCTGCGGCTGCTGTGAGCTTGGCGACCGTGACTTGGGTGGCCAATCTCGAGTTGATACTGCGTATTTCCGCGAGCGCCCTGACGGTGGCGGTTGCGTTGTTTTCCCTCTATCACTACTACAACATTTACATCCGCAAGAAGAAGTCATGAGCAATCCAGTGGGTCAGCGGATCCATGTCCGACTGACGAAAGTGCAGTACGCGAAACTGAAAAGTTTGGCCAAAAACGGCGGCTACTCAATTTCTGAAACACTTCGTCGAGCGATCGACGCCTACCTCGCAGTACAGTAATGCGTTATTGGGTGCGGACGCTTAAAATCCGCGATGCGATGGAGCCCCATCAGCTCAAGGAAATCGCAACCGTGGTTCACGATGGGCTGCAGCTTCTGGGCCTGCAGGCCTACCATATCCGGCAGGGCTGGCCCTGTGTCGGAGACCTGAAGGACGAGCGGCAGATAATCATCGGCGGGAACGTCGGCACCAAGCAGACTCTCATGGGCATCCCCGACAACTCCATCGTCTACAACTTCGAGCAGGTTGGGAATTTTCACTTCTCGGCGATGTACCTTGAGTTGCTGCGGCGCTGCGAAGTCTGGGACTACAATCACACCAACATCGAACGCCTGAAAAAGTACGCCATTAATGCGCGCTACGTTCCATTCGGCTACGTGCCGAGCTTGACGGAAGAGTACCGGCCGCAGTGGGACACCGAGGAGTACGACGTCATGTTCGTCGGCTCGATGTGCTCGGATGTGCGGGTCAAGCTCATCGAGCAGATGCGACAACGCAAACTGAATGTGTTCACTTCGGAGGCCTGTTATGGTCACGCGCGCGCGGAAGCGTATCAACGCAGTAAAATCGTCCTCAACATGCACTTCCACAAAGAGAAAATCATGGAATCTGTCCGCGTGGGCACAGCGATGGCGAATCGGAAACCAGTGGTATGCCAGATGGATGTCGACACGTCAGCAGATGCTTTTTTAGTGCCGGGCATGGCATGCGTTCCGTACGACATGCTGGCGGAGACCTGTGAGCGGCTCGCGCATGATGGCGAGGCGCGGAACAAATTAGCAAGACTCGGGTTCGAGATTTTCTCGGCCCGTAAAATGGATGAAATACTGAGGCCGATACTCAATGAACCCCAAAGACCCGTCGCTCTACCCCAAAGTTATGAGCGAGAGAAAAACACTGGAGCTGTTACTTACCGGCGCATATCAGGGACTAGCCCGATACGGTGACGGTGATTTTGCCTGCCTGCGAGGGCAGATGGATCGGTATCAGGCGCCAACTCCCGACCTGGCATATGCGCTCGCAGAGGGCCTGCGGCGGCCGCATCCCGACGTCCTGAACGCAATCATCGCGCCACCGGGGCACGGCACGTTCGTCAATCAGCGGTGGATCTGCTACTTCGAGGCCAATGCCGGCATCATTCCAATGCTTGATCGCGACTACGAGTATGGCAACGCCAGCTTGAGCCGCATGGACTCGTGCGTGCAGCTGCACACCGAGGAGTGGTGGCTGGAAGTTGCGAAATTATGGAAGGACCAGGAAGTGACTCTCATACGCGGGTCGGAGCGATCCCTCACCGCGCAGATGATGCTCGAGTCGCCGAACTCTCCGGAGTCCGTGACTGAAGTTATTTCTTCGGTGCGCAATGCATGGTCGCACTACGATAGAATTCTCAAAGAGACACGTGACGCTGGACATCAGGTGGTGATACTCTGCACTGGCCTGGTAGCTCGCCCTCTAGTTCATGCATTGGTTGCGGCGGGCCACAGCGCATTCGATGTCGGGCATTTTGGTTTGTGGTTCAAAGACGGAAAGCCAATTGAGGTTCCCAGACCGTGAGATTTTGTGCCAGCCATATAATTCCGCCGCGCACGCCGCCGCAATTTTACGATCGGCTACTGCCGATACCCATCGATCCGTTCGATCTTCTTTCGTCGCTGAATGTGCTGCCGCAAGTGATGGACCAAAGCAAGGACAAACTCACTGGGTTTTGTAGCTTTCGAAAGATCGTCGTGCGCGATAGGCCAGAAGTCGTCCCAGAAGGCGACTGGGTTATACGGCCGGATGGAATCGCCGCGGTGCCGGGTGTCGAGGCTACCCCGCGGCCCAGCCATGATTTCCTGGTATCGAGACCGTTGAATTTCATAGTCGGCGATCAGTACGCAGCCTGCTGCCACATCGGCGACCTGTTCGCATATCTGGAGCTCGCGGTCGAGATAGGGTTCTTGCACTACACCGAGACAGCGCCGCTTCTGTCATCGACCCGGTTTGTTCAGGGCGGCATCGAGCAAGGTGTGTACCCTACTGACTTTATCCTGCCTCTCTATGAGAAAGTCATGGCGCTGAGCCACGAGTTTGTCGCGCGGCACGGCAAGCGGATTCTCGGCTACGATTCTCTGAACCGCCGCGCGCTGCCGTATCTTGCGGAGCGGATTGAGTCATACTGGTTGCTCAAAGAACTGGATCGCCGCTACGGACAAATCCCGGAGGAAGTGTTTGGGATTTTGCTGGACGTAGAGCTGCCGGGTCATAAGTTCGAGCCGGCCCGTGCTACGTCCATGCCCTGACCGGCATCCCCGCCCGGCGCGGCCGCGGTTTGCCATCTGCGATTACGCGCGCGCTGTAATTTCCCGTGGCTCCAAGCGCTGCATACTGCAGACAGTCAGCAAGATCCGACGCGGGATGGGACTTTTCTGGCTTGTCGTCGAGGTCGCCCGTTTGTTTGCGGCGGTATCGATACTCGAATTTAAGCGCCCGAACGAGAAGCGGACAGGCGGCCCCGTCTATCACTACCGCGGGACCTCCGTCGACGTTGCGCAAAAAGAGCTGTTCGACAGCCCGAAGCCGGGTCTCAATATCGTTGCTTGGCGCCGCATAAGCCGCGAACCCAAGTCGCTTCAGAGCATCAAATGGCGACTCCTCGTTGACCTGCGACTTCTGTCGGCCTGCTGGATCCGCGACCATAAAAATGGGGAAGCCGGGAAACTTACGCGCAAGATGCGGCTTCAGAAGCGTCTGAAGGAATTGTTCCAGGCCCATATCGGTCGACGTCTGTTCGGCGAGAATCAGCAGACGGCCGCGTACGTCGACTTGAGTTATGAGACCTGCCGGCGTGCGGCCGAAATCCTGGCCAATCATGAGGGGATACCCGGTTACGCACTGAAGGCCGCCATTCACGACATGAAACTCCGGGCGGAACGAGGAGCGAAAGACCGCCTGACCTGAGAGAGATTTGCCATACTTGGCGTCAATATGGACGTCGCACCAGTCTTTCGTGTTGGACATCTTCAGGTCGTCGTAATAACCGGCTCGAAGGTTCGCGATATTTTCCGCCGCGGGATCGAGGCCGCCCGGTTGTTTGTAGACCCGCCAGTTCTGCGGGAGCTCGAGCTCCATCCGGATGTACCAATCGGAGTCCTCGTCGGGCGGGTTCGACTCGGCGATCACACCCTGCCATTTATTTTCCTCGACGCCGAGAGCACGGAAGCGGCCGCATCGTCCGTACAGAGCTTCGAGGATTGGTATCGGGACTTCGCGAAATTCCGAGACCCATCCGCCGGTGATGTTGAGTGACAGCAATCGCTGTATGTCGGCCTGGGTGTCGAGTGGGATCAGCAGCCAGTCGGACTCGACTTTGGTGCCGTCCGCGAGATTGAAGCGGATCTGCACAACTGAGTCGGTGACTTTGAAGTTCATGATCGGCGTAAGCCACTTCTTGATGTCTTCCAACACGGTTTGGCGTAGCTGGGCTGCAGTGTTGCGGACCACTACGAAACGCGTCTTACGAGTTCCTTTGTGATCGGGATATTCTTCGCTTGCGCGCTTGAGCAGCTCCATGATGCAGCCGGTGGTTTTGCCGGAGCCCCAGGGACCGAGGATTAGACGTACCGCGGCCTTGTTGTCCTTCATGAAGCGTTCGATCGTCGGCGGCACCTTATAGGTGACGGCACTATTCTGGGTCATTTGCTTTTCCGTCGATGGTGACTTTCTGGTCGTTCCCAAATTGTATGTTCAGCGTGAATCCCTGCTGCGCCGGCGCGGCGTTTGGGACGGCCTTGGCAGAGCGACCGGCCAGATCGGCCAGAGTCTGTATGGCGTCAATACGCGAGGCCACCGGAGTGGAGGTGTCTTTCGCCATCAGATAAAGCTCGGGTAGGGCATCCTCGAGCGCTATTTCTGCTTTTTTGGTTATTCGCTGGCCGGCGGCGAGCGGGCCGCGGAAAGTCTGGAGCGCGTCGCGCACCATGCCGCGGAACATGGGGTTGGTCCGCATCGTATCCCACTGACCCTTGGTCAGGCCGTAGCGCTTACGGATATCCTCCGGGCCGCATAGCTCAGCTGCGAGCTCGGCGGCAATGGAGGCTTTCAGGTCACCCAGTTCGATGGCTGTGCCCGTACCGGGGACTGTCACCGAGGTATTGGCAGAGCCAGTCTCGTCGGACATCTTGTGTTTCCAAAGTGGATCGTCCAGACTAGGGTAACTGGTAACATCCATCATCGCAAGGCACCCCATGTCAAACCTATCCAGAAAGCTGATCGCGTTAATTACCGGTCTTTTGGTGGCAGGCTCAATTTCTGCATCGAATCTCGAAGCGTTCACATATCTGGCCAATACGGCTAATGCAACGGCGGCGTCGACAACTGCGAACGTGCAGATTCCGCTTCCGTCTCCGCTTCCGAGTTCCAGCATTCAGGTTGAAGTAGTGAATCCTTCGAGCGAGACAATTTTTGTTAAGTTCGGCCCCACCAGCGCGGTAACTGCGTCAGTCTCTACTTCACTACCGATTCCTGCTAATTCAGCGCAGATTCTTACGGTTCCGTTCCAGGTTCAGTCGGCTCCAGGAACGCTTTATGTAGCGATCATTGCTGCAGCCGGCGCATCGGCGCCCGCGTACTTCACTGTCGGAGTCGGACACTAGTAAATGGCTGCGCCCGTTAATTTCTCGAATTCGCTCGACAATAACCGCATGGCGAATATTCGGGCGTTGCCCGTGATGCCCCGCGGCGGTTCCGGCCAGCCGAACTACAATCCGCAGAGCGGCCTTCCTCAGCAAATGCCTTCCGTTCCCGGTCGCGCGCTCACGCGCATGCTGTCGCCGGACCAAGTTGCGCAGCGCGAGGAACAGCAGTCTCTGGCGAATCAGCCGTCACAGAATCCTGACTGGCAGAATGATCCGAGCGTCCTTGAGATTGCCAAGCACGTCCGATACCGCATGTATGAAATGCGGAACTTCCGTAACATGATGGGCATAGGCCAAAGGCTGATTGATGCGCTGCGAACCTACAAAGGACAGTATGATCCCGCCCGACTTCGAGACATCAAAGCATTCGGCGGATCAGACGTGTTCGCCCGGATTGTCCCCGGAAAGTGCCGCGGCGCAACGTCTCTGCTCCGTGATATCTATCTCGGAGCTGAACGACCTTGGGATATTTCGCCTACTCCAGAACCTGAAGTTCCAGGGGATATCGAGCAGGCGATCCAAGGGCTCGTAGCCGCCGAGATTGCGCAGTGCCAGAAACAGCTTCAATTGATGCAGGCCCAGGCTGCTGCGATGCAACAGGCTCAGCAGATAGCCATGCAGATGGCACCCCAGGTCGCACAGCAGAACCAGCAGATTGGTCTGAACCAACAGGCCGGAGAGGCTGGGCAAGCCATTCAGACGGCTCAGGCAGCCCAGGGCACGCAGCAGGGGCCCGCCGCCCAGGCCGGTGCCGAACACGCCGTACAGGCCGCGCAGCAGGCCCAGATGGCCGCACAGCTACCGCCGCCTCCCCAGATGCCGCCGCAGCCGGCAATGCCGCAAGGCACTCCCCAGCCGCCGCCAGGGCAGCCGTGGGCAGGTCCGCTTGCACCAGAGTCGCCCGCCGGTATGCCGGGACAGATGCCACAGATGCCGACGTCGGACCAAATCGAGGAGCGGGTCAACCAGCTTCGCGAAGCGGCACGGAAAGCGGCAAAAAAGAACGCCGTCAAGGAAGCAAAGTCTGCCGCCGAAGAGTTGGACGAGCTTCTGACAACCGGCAATTTTTATGATGCATTAGCTGAGTTTCTGATCGATTTACCGATCTTTCCGTTCGCGGCACTTAAAGGCCCGACGGTTCGAATGTGCTCCCAGGTCAAGTGGGTGAATGGCTCGCCGGTGCGCAAGCAGGTTCCCAAGATGTTCTGGAGCCGAGTTTCTCCCTTCGACCTTTACTGGACGCCCACCGCGCATAACGTACATGAAGCAGAATTTGTCGAACGACTTCGCCTCACGCGGGCTGACCTGCTGGCCTGTAAGGGTCTCCCCGGCTACAACGACGATGCTATTTCCCAGTGCCTCGATCGATTCCATGATCGGGGGTTTCGGGAGTGGTGGGACGTGGTTGATGTCGAGCGGGCCCTCCTCGAGAATCGCGAGGCATGGCCCCGCACCTCGAGCTCACTAATAGATACGGCGGAATACCACGGCAGTGTGTCAGGAAAGACACTAATTGAGTGGGGAATGGATCCCCAACAAGTCCCTGATCCTGAACAGGAATATCGCGTGACGGCCTGGTTGATCGACCGGTTTGTGATCAAAACGCAACTCGATCCGACACCCTCGCAGCGTGCTCCTTACTATGTCTCTCAGTTCGAAAAGATCCCTGGAACGATGTACGGCTATGGCCTTCCCGACCTACTGGAAGATGTCCAGACTGTCGCTAATGCTTCTTATCGCGCTCTTGTGAATAACATGGGCATCGCCTCCGGTCCGCAGGTCGTGATCAATGACGCCGTGATGTCGCCGGGAGAAGACGATGCGATGTATCCCTGGAAGCGCTGGCACGTCAGTTACGATCCGATGATGGCATCCAGCGGTATGCAGCCGATTTCGTTTTACCAGCCCGATTCGCGCGCGCAGGAGATCCAGGGCCTGATTGCAAATCTGAACCTGATGGCCGATGATGTGTCGGCAATTCCCCGCTATATGACGGGTGGATCGCAAGGTGGCGGCGCGGGCCGCACCGCATCTGGTTTGTCGATGCTGATGTCGAACGCTGCCAAGACCCTGCAGAATGTGGCTGCTTCGATCGACCGCGACGTCTTCGAACCATTGCTGAAACACCTCTACGAAACGATTATGCTCACGATGCCGGGCGTGTTCCGCGGCGACGAGAGCGTTGTTGTGAAGGGTGTGACGTACGCTGTGAAGCGTGAACAGGATCGCACGCGACAGCTCGAGTTCCTAAACATGACGTCGAACCCGACGGACATGAAGATCGTCGGAATCTCCGGACGGTCCAAGGTTCTCGGCGCGGTGGCGAATTCGATCGGTCTCGACTGGGACAATATCGTTCCGGACGATGCCTCGATGGAAGCGGCACAGGCCCAACAGCAGCAGGTGGAGCAGCAAGAACAGGAAGCGCACGAGCAGCAGATGGCGGCTCAGGCGCAAGCTCGGACGCTCGAAGCGATGGAGCACGCGAATTTGTACGCAGCGCAGGCGCAGCTACAGGTGCCGCTACCGGGAACTCCGGGGCAGCACACAGCTTCGCCTCTACCGCCGCCGGGGCCGCAGCAAAATGGCGCGGCCGCCGCAGCGATACCGCCGCGAAACCCGCATGGGATGTCGCACGGCGGCATGTATGCAGGGCAGAAGCCGCATCCGAAGGGCAGCCTGACGACGGCACAGTTGAATGGAACCCAGCAACCGTTTGCGCGGCGGCCGGGAATGAAACCAGGAGCGTGACATGCAGAAAAAGCACACATTTAGCCCGAACCACAAAGTGGTCACGGATTCGAAGCACAACTTTCATCCGCACGGCGCACCGACAACGGCGAGCATGGGCGCACCCCCGAAGTCGATTGGCGGCGGTGGGGGCGAGCAACCCGGTGGCGATGCTGACGGTGACAACGACGGAACTCAGGGCGGCAATACGAGCGGCCTGAATTTCTGCAACGGCGGCATGAAGTATGCCGATGGTGGCAACATTTTTGAGCGCGCTGGCGAAGCCGTAAGCCGCGGCGCCGACAAGCTGTTCAATAGCGCGTCGAATCAGTATGATACCGCGCATACGAAGCCCTCTATGCCGCTTGCGGCGGAGGATCAGTCCAGCCCCGGTGCTGGTGTCGGTGGCGCACAGCGCACCAAAAATCAGATGGATGAAGCGGACAAGGCAGGCTGAAATGATCAAGAAACAACCTGACGAAGACAAAGTGCATAAGCTCGTCAACGAGTTTAGCGGCGGCGATCCTTCTCCTACATGGGAGGATAAGCTGAAGAATCAGATGGGCTACGGCCGGACATCCGACCTGGCGAAGAAGATCCATGGTTGGAGTAGCGGCGGCGACAAGCACGGCGCGCAAGACCAGGAACAACTGTTATCTGACTTGGGCGTGAAATCCACGACTGAAAGTGATCGTCCGGAGAAAGCAGCCGGCAGCAAGAAGATCGTTTAACCAGGAGATCGAAATGGGTAAGATTGACGAGAATGTATACAAGGGCGCCGGCTCCAAGTCCAGTCAGGATGAAGACGCAGGCTCCAACAAAAAGAAGGATGGCGGCGGTTCTACGAAGACCTCCCCTCCGGCTATGGAGAAGGACTCGCATGCTGCCAGCCCCGGCAAGAGCAAGTTCTACGGTCCGACCGACGGTAACGCGGATCGGAACGTCGACCTGACTGACGCAGACGGCGGCGGAAGCGGCGAGAGCCATCCGTATAGCTGCGACAGTCCGTTCATCGGCGAGACGAAGGGCAATAAAGATCGCCCGAGCGATATCTCGCGCGGCACCGGTGGTAAGGAAGGCGGCAAGTATATCGCCGGCCGTGGCAACAAGGTGTTCAAAGGCAACAAGGGTGGTTTCTAACCCGTGAAGCTGACAGTCGAGCTGGCGGACGCAATACTTAAGCTGCGTCCGTATCCAGCGTTTCAGAAGTTTTTGGAAGGAATCAATCAAGACGGCATCGAAGCAATGCTGAATCTTGTGAAGGCCCGAGGTGACGCTATCGGACCGTTGCAAGGTAAGGCAGAGGAAGCTCAGAGCATCCTCGGCGCGGTCGGGCAGGCTGATCAATTCCTAGAGAAGATCGCAGCGAATCAACAACGTAACACAGGAGAAGACGGCCATGTCCGCTCTACCAAACCGCATCAGGCAGCAAGCAGAATTAGCTAACCAACTCGCCGCCAAGGCGAAATCCGGCACGCTCACGCTCGAAGATATGAACGCGACGTCGCCGGCCGCCGCCCCGCAAGGGCAGCAACCAATGCCGTCGACATTCCAGCCGCAGCCGGCCGGAGAAGTCGTCCCCGGTCTCGGCACTCCCGGATTCAATCCGCAGCCACCCGACAAACCAAACGCCGCGCAGGCTCGCGCGCCGGCGCCCGCGGCGGCCCCAGCCGACGATCAGGCGGAGCACCGCTACCGTGTACTGCAGGGCAAATATAACGCTGAGGTTCCCCGCCTGCAGTCGCAGCTGAAGGACCAGCAGCAACGGTTCGAAGCCATGCAGAACCAGCTCTCGGCGACGCAAAACCTGCTCGCGAGCTTGGGAACGCAGCAGGCACAGCCGCCTCATTTGGTGCAACCAGCACCCCAACCGAGTCTCGTAACACCTAAAGAAGTGACCGAGTTCGGTGCCGATCTTTACGATTTTGTGAAGCGTGCAGCCCAAGAAGTGGTCGCGCCTCAAGTTCACTCCCTCGAGGAGCGATTCCGTCCTGTAGCACAGACCGTCCAGCAACTTGCTCCCGCTGTTCAGCAAAACCGGGAAGACACCGCGCGGACGTCGGCCGATGTGGCCCACGAAAAGATGTGCAATGGGCTGGATGATCTCGCCGCGGGATGGGAGACGATCAATACGTCTCCTGAGTTCCAGGCATGGCTCGACGAAGTAGACCCCTATGCAGGGGCGAAACGTGGTGCTATGCTGGCTCAAGCGTATGGAAGTGGTGACGTTACCCGCGTCGCGCATTTCTTTACAGGCTTTCAGAAAGAACACGCAGCCGTAGCTCCCAGTGGGCAGCAGCCGCAGCCGGCAGCGCAGGGCACAAATCCTGGCGCTACACCGAATGTGAGTCTCGCATCCCTGGCAGCACCGGGCACCGGAGTCGGTGGTCCTGGAGCAGGCAGCACTCCTAACGAGTCTGGTCAACAACGGGTTTACACCCAGTCCGAGATAGCTGCTTTCTATACGGATGTTCGAAAAGGCGCGTACCGCGGCAGAGATGCTGACAAGGTCGCGATTGAAAAGGACATCTTCTTAGCGCAGAAACAGGGCAGGGTACGTCCGTAACAAGATTTTTGTGATAGGAGTTTCCTGACATGACTACTGTATATCCGGTTTCAGCCGCCCCTTGGGTTGGCCAAAACCCGAACCCGGCCTATAGCGGCATTTTTATTCCGCAAATTTGGTCGGGAAAGTTGGTTGAGAAGTTCTACGCGGCCACCGTGCTCGCGGCGATTTCGAACACCGACTATGAGGGCGAGATCAAGAATTTCGGCGATACGGTGAACATCCGTACCCGTCCGACGATCGTGATTTCCGACTACCAAGTCGACCAAGATCTCTCGGTTCAGCGTCCGTCCAGCAACCTGGTCGTTCTGCAGATCAACAACGGCAAGTACTTCAACGTCGCCCTCGATGACGTGATGGAAGTGCAGTCGGACATCGATCTGATGAACATCTGGGCGCAGGATGCCGCAGAGCAGATGAAGATCGCCGTCGACACGTCAGTGTTGAGCTACCTCAGCACCACGACCGACATCGCTTCCACCAACTACGGTTTGACCGCCGGTGCGATTACTGCGGCTCTGAACATGGGTACGACCGCGTCCCCCGTGACGATCTCCAGCAATCCGGCCACGTCCAACACCTACGTTCTGAACTTCATCACCCAGGCGGGGCAGGTTCTGGACGAAGCCAACATCCCGGAGTCGGGTCGTTGGATGGTGATTCCGTCGTGGATGGCATCGTTGATCAAGCAGTCCGACTTGCGGAATGCGTCGATCGCCGGTGACATGACTTCGATTCTCCGGAATGGCCGGTTGGGCGAAATCGACCGCTTTACGCTGTACTACAGCAACTTGTTGCCGACTGGCGACACGAGCGGTACCGCGTACTCGGTGTTCTTCGGCGTGCCCGCGGCGCTGACGTTCGCTGCCCAGTTCACCAAGATGGAAACGATCCGCTCCGAGCGTTCGTTCTCCAACCTGGTTCGTGGTCTGCAGGTGTACGGCTTCAAGGTCGTCACTGCGGTCGCGATGGGTCGCGCGTGGTTGATCAATGGTCTGAACACGTAAGAGTGATGTAATAAGCCCCCCGGTCCTCGCTTGGACCGGGGGCAATCTAAGCGGAGAATCACGTGACGACGACTCTTACCTATCAGGCACTCCTGACTGAAGCACGAGAAATTCTCCAAGACGTAAACACCGATCCCACCCTCCAGCGGTATCCGGATCAGACTCTCGTCAGTATTTTCAATCGTGGCCTGCAAGAGCTTTATCGCCTGCGGCCGGATGCCTTCTATGACTTCTGGGATCCTCCAGCATCGGACTTCGACGTACCCATGATCGTGATCACGGCACAGACCGGCGGTGTCCTGTGGACGTCCGTATTCGAGCTACCAATGATGTTTTACGATCCGCTCGTGAATTGGGTCATCGGAACAGTTGAAGCCATCGATGATGAGTTCAGTGAGGATGCCCGCTCGACTGCCTTCCGGGCCTTCTTCAAACAGCAGGTGGTCGGCCTATGACACAGAATGCACAAGTCGTCGCCTCCGGCGCCGAAGGCCAGGCAAATCTCAATTTGTGGCTCCAGGATATGGCGCCATGGGTCCCTGGTGCGCACCGTAGTGTACTGAAGCGACAATTGATTCTCGCTGTGCGCGAATTCTTCGAGCAGTCCTGGGCGTGGCGCGCGGAGATCGGACCGATCCCCGTGGAGACCAATCAGTCCAGCTACATGCTTTCGCCATTTAACTCTACGACCGACGTGGTCGGCGTGATCTGGGCGACCGTCAACGGTGCGCCGCTGAACCCGCTCAGCGCGTCTCCGCCGCCTTCGCAGAATGGCCAGCCGTTCGCCGATACTCCGACGGGCTACTGGCTGCCGCGGCCGGACATCATCCAGCTCTACCCGATACCGAACATCACCAGCGTACCGCAGAACCTCACGGTGCTGTGCGCGCTGCGTCCGAAGATGAGCGTTACCCAGGTCCCCAAGATCTGCGTGACGGACTTCTACGAGGCCATCCTGAACGGTGCGCTCTATCGGATGCTGAACCAGCCCGCGAAGCCGTATTCGAACCCTACCCTGGCAGCCTATTTCGAGACGCGCTTCCGTAAAGACATCGGCGTCTATGCCGGAAAGGCCAAGAAAGGATTCGCTAACGGTGCGAGCTGGCGCTTCCCGTACTTCGGTAATGGCCGGCTCAATTACTGGGGCGGAGGTGTGCGATGAGCTCTCGCTCGCAGATCTACCCGCTCGCGCGGCAGTTGTTCGTTAATGCCGGACTGGACTGGGCCACGTCCAACGTCAAGGCGCTTCTGCTCGCCGCGGCGTACACGCCGGACTTCACGCAGGGATATCTCTCGGGAATTCCTTCGGCGTTCATTCTGGCCACCTCCGGCAATATCGCCGGCAAGACCGGCGCCAATGGTTTGCTGGACGGTAACACTACGAGCTTTGGCGTTGTCTCGAGTACGGCGAAGGCTGGTTACATCCTGCTATACAAAGATACCGGCGTCCCTTCGACGTCGCCACTGATCTTGTTTCTTGACAGCCCGGACATTTCCGGCATGCCGCAGATGCTCACCGGCCTGCAGTACTTCCTCTACAAGAACCTGACCTACGGCGGTTGGGCTAGGTTGTAGCGATGGCCTGCGATCCAAATTTTAGTCAGGTAAGTTTGCTGCTCCATTGTGATGGCACGAATGGTTCAACATCGTTTCCAGATTCGTCGAGTGTCGGTAATGTGATGACGGCAGCCGGTACGGCAGCTGTGACCACCACAAACCCCGCTTTTGGAACTGGCTCCTTATTGGTGACCGGCAACAGCGTCAGCGGGAACGATATAAGTACGCCGATAACCACTAACGGTCCGCTCGATTTAGTGACAGCAACGGTAGACTTTACTATCGAGTTTTTGGTGTATCTGAACGACCCCACTCACCCTTACGCTAGTTTGATGGCCGCGGGATATTCATTTGGCAATGGATGGGTGCTGGATATAGAACCTAACGGGGCGAACATCACCCTGATAGCTCGTTTTGGCACCACATCGCTTTTTGCCAATGTACCAATTACAAATTTTCCTACGCAGGTATGGACCGCAGTTGCGTTTGTACGTCAAGGAAATGTTTTCGGGTTGTGGATAGCCGGCACAGCGGAAAATTTTGTCACTTATACGGGAAGCATGGGGTCTCCTGGATCTACTCTACTAATAGGCGCCGGACCATTAGTAAATGTCTCCGAGAACATTCAGTTCGATGAGATTAGAATTACTAAGGGATTCGCGCGATACACACCAGGAACTAGCTATAGCCAACAAACTGCAGCGTTTCCCGACGGTGCCTGCGCCGTAGTTCCTAATGTTGTTGGTGATGTGTTGGCAGTTGGTGAGGCCGCCATTATCGCCGCCGGGCTGACGGTTGGAACCGTCACTCCGGGAACTAGCCTGACAGTTCCGTATGGCGACATTATTAGTCAGAACCCCGTTGGCGGCACCCAAGAAATTACTGGCTTTCCGGTCAATCTTGTTTGGTCGGTCGGGGATACCTTCACCGCCCCGGTTCTCTCCGGATCGATCCCAAATCCGACTACACAGCCCAATGTGGGCGTTCTCACGTGGACGCAGTCCCTTGCTGGTTCGATACCCGCAACTGGCTATGATATCTACCGTAATGGCGTATCGATCGCGACGGTGGGAGCAGTTCTCACTTACACGGATACGGTGCCATTGTTGGGCACATACACCTACAACGTGGCGGCTTACGACTCGACCATGCCGGGAGATGTTTCGCCGCTCTCCAATACGGTGCCGCTCAACTATGCGGGCCCGGTCTACGCCTTCATAAACACCGTTTTTGATGAAGCTATTTTTGGAGCCTACTTCGGCGGCCAGCTGAATCTGGTAGAGTTCACCTATATGCCGGGGCGCACGCCCTTCGTGGAAGGAGCGACTAACTTGATCATCAATCGATACAAACAGGAGCCGGGCGACGTTCGCGCCCGCGGAGTGGACTTTACCCAATTCGTCGTTCCTGGCGAATTATTGCAGGCGGTGTCTGTAGAGAGCATCAGTGCGCAGGGTGTTCCGCAGCAGTTGACGAATCCGCTCGTGACGCCGCTTGTCGTGAGTAATCTTGTGATTGATCCTGTTACGAATCTTATATTCGGGTATACCGTTTCCGGTGGCCAAAATGGCATCGAGTACACTATCCAATTTGAGACGACGACCAACATTCAGACCACGATGCTCGAGGAAATCTTCTCGATCAACATCCTCGTCGAAGATAGTTTTCCTTAAGGAGTAGCCAGTGGGCAACAGACAGTTTACAAATGAAGCCAGTGCGATTCTTGCCGGCACAATCACTGGTGCGTCGACAACCATCGCAGTTGCGACCGGTTTTGGCGCGCTGTTTCCTAGCCCGACCGGCACGCAATTTTTCATAGTTGCCATTCAAGATACGCTCGGAAACTACGAGTACGTCGCGATCACGGGAGTATCTGGCGATAACCTGACGGTTGCGCCGGTCTCGACACAGTTCCCCGCTGGTGGGCGCGCGCAAGAGGGCACCACTGCACAGTCTTTCACGGCCAACCTGGCTCGTGTTGAACTTCGCGCTACGGCCGGATTATTCGCTGACCTGTACCAGAAAGACGGCGACACACTGACCGGCCCCATGAATATGGGCAACCAATCAATCACCAACGGCGTCCTCGGCACCGGCATCTCCATAGAGTCCGCCACCGAGATCGTCAATACGCCGCTCCGCGGTAAGACCGGCAGCACCGCCAACCAGATCACTGTCCCGACCGATGGCGTCTCGCGCGCGCAGGCGGGCGGCCTGAATATCATGGTTCAGGGCGATCCGACCAATGCATTTACTCCCGGCATGGTGTTGATGTTCAACGGTCCGCCATCGAATCTTCCTTTTGGCTGGCATGTGTGTGACGGCACCAATGGCACTCTCGATCTTCGTGACCACTTCATCGTGGGCGCCGGCCTTACGTACCCGCTCGACGCGAACGGCAACATCACTGATACAACCAGCATCGAGTCGCCGACGCTTACTCCGGCGATCAATCCCGTGACGCTGTCTGTTGCGAATTTGGCAGTCCATGCGCATCCGTTCGACTATTTTGTTGGTAATAGCTTCTCGATCGTCAATCCGGGCGGCGGCGCTGGTGCGGCCTATTTCTCGCAGCAGGCGGGAGCCGGTACGCGCATAAGTTATGCGGGCAGCAACGCAGGTAGCGGGACTCCGTTTACGCCGACGGCGGCGCAACTGCCGGATCACACACATACTTACGCGCTCGGGCCGTTTTATGCGCTCTACTTTGCGATGTACACAGGCTCCTAATGACCGCGTTTAAACTGGAAAATTTCGGCGGTATTCGGCCTCGCATCTCGGCACGCTTGCTGCCGGTCAATGCGGCCGTTACCGCGGAAAACACCAAGCTTCTGGAAGGAGAATTGCGTGGGTACCATAAGCCGACTATCCTTAAGGATCTTAGTAGTTTCGGTTTTACCGTTGGCCGCGCTTACCGCATTCCAGCTAGCGTCACGGGTACCGTCGACGTCTGGCTTGCCTTCCAGTCCCCCAACACAGACATCATCCGATCCCCCGTCCTCGGAGACGTCTACAACCGATACTACTGGTTCGGAAACAACGCCGCACCCATGTATAACACCCTCGCACGCATCGTTGCCGGGAACACAGGTGCGAACGCGCCTTGGTTGCTTGGAGTACCTCAACCCGCAGCGGCTCTGACGGTAGGGCAGACTGGCGGCAGTGGCGTTACCGAAACACGTTCCTACGTCTATACTTTCGTCACCGCCTACGGTGAGGAAGGCCCGCCATCGAATCCGACAACCTTTACAGGCTACGTAAATTCCACGAGCTGGAATTTGAGCGGTGGTTCGACCACGTGGACCGGTGGCAGTCAGGTCGATGTGGCGTTCGTCAATATTTACCGGACTGTCCCGAATCAATCGAACCCTGCATTCTTCTTTGTCGCGCAAATTGCCATCGCTACATGGATCAGCGGCAGCGGTTCATATACCGACACGATTTCTGATACGACTGTCGCGCAGAACAACACTCTTAATTTCGTGGACAATTTTCCGCCGCCGTCCACCATGCAGGGCGCCGCTCTCATGCCCGGTGGATTCTTGATCGGCTTTCAGGGCCGCAATCTGCTCTTCACTGAGCCATATCTTCCGCACGCGTGGAACCCAACTTACAACCTCGCCACCGAATTTGAAATCGTAGGAATTGTCGTATGGTCACAGACAGCGATTATATGTACGACATCGAACTTGTACCTGGGGTCTGGTTCGACCCCGGCTGCATTCACGCTACAGAAGCTGGACGGCGTTACTCCATGTTTGAGTCGGAGGGGTATTGTCTCTACTGTCAGTGGTGCCTATTTCCCGACTGTGGACGGCCTGGCGATGTTCAATGTGAATGGGTTGAACACTATTACGCAGCCGATCCTGACGAAGGAAGAGTGGGCTACTTTCAGTCCCACCACGCTCATTGCCGCGCAGTTGGGGCTGCAGTATTTGGCATGGGGTTCGACGACGAACGGGATGCAGATCAATCCGACGGAAAGTAGCGCGGAGATGGCGACCATCACTGCGTTTGCGCAGGTTACCGCGGTGGAGACGGACCGGTACACCGGAAATCCCTATATCGTCATCAACAATGTCGCATTCGACTGGGACCCCAACGGCGCAGAGCGGCTCTACTGGCACTGGCTTTCCAAGCAGGCGCAACTACCGAAATATCTGAATTTCGGTGCATTTAAAATCAAGGCTGACTTCGGCTCGGCGAACGTGACCAGTAACGTCACTGCTGTGTATGGTCCGTACGATCTTGCGCGCAACATCACTGATCCGGGTACCGTCCGTGCGGGCCAACTCAACGCGATCGGTGCGAACGTCATCGGCGGAATTTCGCCGTACAACCTCGGCCTCGTACCCGGCAACACGCTCCCCGAAAATCGACTACCGCTCGGCGGCGGCCCGCTGTATCCGCTGTTTCAGCTGAACAACCAGGCGCTTTCTATCCGGATGCGCACCTACTGCAACGGCCTCCTGGTCAACGACCAGAATGTGACGAACGACAGAATTCATCGTCTGCCGTCCGGTTTCAAGCACGATCTTTGGCAGTTTGAGTTCTTCGGCAATACCAACATGTACAACGTGATGGTGGCGGAGACAGGCAAAGAACTCGCGGAAGTGTGATGGGTACAATTACTCTCGCCGGTTCGCGCGGCTATCAAGATATCGGAACCATAGGACAGACCGTCCCGCAGCTTGCGGAGAACGTGCTATCTATAAATGCGATTCTGGACGTCGGCTTGCGCAACACGCGTGACTATCAGCACGGCTGGATCCGCGTTTCTGATTTGATCGGTCTTGGCCTTGCGACACTCATCAATGGTGATCAACTGACAGCCACTGTTTCTAGCGGAAGTGGCACCGTCAGCGTATCGGACTCTATTACCGGCACCGGCGCTTCGGCCACACCGTTGTTGCTGCAGGGAGATGCTTCGGCACCAGGCAATTCGTTTTATTACGGAACAAATGGAAGCGGCACAAAAGGCTGGTATGCACTGCCTACCAGTGGTGGCACCGTAACATCAGTCGGTTTTGCAGATGCATCGACCACATCGATCTACACGATCACCGGTTCGCCAGTCACTACTTCGGGCACCCTGACACAGACCCTCACCACTCAGACCGCCAACAAAGTATTCGCCGGGCCTGCCAGCGGCGGCGCGGCCCAGCCGACTTTTCGCGCGCTTGTTGCTGCGGATATTCCCGCTTCGTCTCCCGCCGTACCGGGCACGATCCCTGACCTCGTGATGTGGTGGGCTGCGGACAATATTCTTGCGGCCAGTGGCACAGAGATATATCGACTGCAGGATAGAACGCCGTGGGGTGGAGGCAGCGCTTACGCCACCGGTCTGAGTGGAGGGCAGCCGACAACAATGTCAGCATCTACATTAAATGGGCTACCAACTTTGATATTTGGCAGTACACCTCCAATAGGCGGCTTTTCTAGTACTGTCACAGCAGCAAATGGCGGATTTACTACCAAAAAAGGATTTACAGCGTTCTACGTGATAAATCCGGCTTTGAATGGAAGCCAAGCGCTTTTTGGATGCAGTGCTAGCGGCGGCGTGTCACTTTATGTGACCTCAGGTTCTAACAACAAGATGACTCTCGTATCAACAGCCATCGCTGTGGCGGGCACCGAGACCACGGCATGGAGTGGAGGCGCATTCTTTCAAGGCAACGCTACTTACAATATCAGCACCGGAGCGTTTGCCTTTCGCCGTGCACAAGCCGCTAATGGTAGCGGCGGCACTGGGGTAACAAGTACTGGCGCGAGCACAACTAATTGGCTAGGCAGCGACACGAGCGCGACCACAAGCCCCCTTGGTTCCTGTGGATTGGCCGAACTGATCATTTATGACCGTGTTCTCACGGGTACTGAAATCACCAACGTCGAAAATTATTTGCATGTAAAGTGGGGCGTATGACCGATCTCGATAAAGCAGTTTCTGACACCGCCGGTTTTGAGGGCTACAAAGCCGCCCCCTACAAGGACACCCAGGGCCGATGGACCGTCGGCGAGGGTACCTGCCTGGAGACAAACCCGATCGCAGCGTCCGACTGGAAGTACCTACTCGACAACAGTTTCATCACTGTCTCGCTCTCGGGCGCCGGCGCGCGCTGGCTCTTGCGGGCCAAATTGGCTGCCGATCTGCGCGGCCTGAGCGTTCGATTTCCGAACTTTGCATCCTTGCCCGATTTGGTCCAGACTCTCCTTCTGGAGATGTCTTACCAGCTCGGCGACTTGCAGCAATTCACGACTTTTGACACACTAGTGGCACAACTTCGGTTTAAGGAAGCCGCGGCGGACGCCAGGACGACGAAATGGTATTCGCAGACCCCAAACCGGGCAGAGACGATTCTGAAGCAGCTTGAATCTGTTACTTAGGAGACTTGAATGTCACAAAATCTGAACGCTAACGGCACGAACAACTACTCACTCGATAGCTACATCGCTGCATGCGTGAAAGCCGGCACTACGTCTGGCTTCAACTACCCGGACGCGTCTGTTTGTCAGTACGTGAAGGCTGCGATCGTTGCTGGCACCTACAAGGTTCCCGGCGCCCCGTCTCTCGAAACTGCTGAGGCAGTACACGCCACAATCGGTGCGTAGATGGGTGAGGTTGAGGTCCGCGACTGGTTTGTAATGGTGCTCCTGGCGGCCGCCACGGTGGCCTCTGGGGTCTACCTTTTCAGGCACGCATCGGACATCAATTTCGGTGCCTGGCTTACTTTTCTCGGGTCCATGGGCGGCATCTACCACTGGCTCGTCCTCATAGATTCAAAGCGGCCCGACGCGGATCGCAAGAGAGATCAAGATGGGCATCCTTAGCGGATTCACGATAAAAGACGCGCTTTACGGCGCGGTTATCCTCGCCCTGGGAATTTTCCTGTGGCACTACCACACTCTACAGAATGAAGTTGATACGGCCAAAGTAGTCGCAGCGAGCGAGAAACAAGTCGTACAAGTCGATCAATCGGCTGCAAAAGCCACGGAGACTCGCAATGCGGACGTTGTCAAACAAGCTGTTTCTGCTCCCCCTGTCGCTAATCTTGGCGTCGTGTGCAAGCGCGCCGGTGGTGGTCAAGTGCCCGCGGCCAACCCCGTCGCAGCAGCCCCAACTCGAGAACAACCCGCCGACGGTCCAGTCGGACCAGCGTTTGATCCTTCAGGGGCCCTCCTCACCCGTGCCGCCCTCGCCGACGCCCAAATAAGCTATCTGCAGGCGCGCATACACGAGCTCGAGACCGAGATGAACAACGCGCCATGATTGCAATCCCTTTCAAGAATTTCTTGATCGAGAGAATTCCGATCTGGGAGAGCAAAGACGAGATCAAGCCTCTCCACGAGGCACACTACGCCGAGACTGAGACCAGGTACAAAAAGCACACGGTGGCTGTCAATTATGCCCACATGGGCAAGTGCGACGACGAAGGGACGATGCGCTGTTTCGGGGCCCGGCTAGTTGATTCCGAGAGGCTTGTGGCATATTTGTTTGTGTACATCAATCACAGCGCCCATGACTCGAGCTTGTGCGCTGTGGAAGATGCATATTACGTACTGCCGGAATACCGTGGATCGGGATTGGCTCGTCGACTCTTACAGTACTCTGAAAAACGCCTCAAAGAGATGGGCGCTGATTATTTCTTTATGAGTAGTAAAGCTCCTGTCGGAGGGCCGAACATCGGAATGTTCCTTGAGACGGAAGGCTTTAAAGCTACGGCTGTCGTGTATTCGAAGGCTCTCTGATGCAGACACAGGAAGAATGGAAGCAAGTAAACAACGCGGCCTGTCGGCGCTGGCGTATTACCAATGCCGAGTATGACCAGCAACGACAGTTAGCTTGGCGCCAGGCCAACCCCGAGTATCAGGCTAGGTGGGCCGCCGCGAATAAAGAGAAAATTAACGCTCGAAAGCGAGTATGGGCCCGTCAGAATCGAGCGAAATTGCGTCGCAAGGAACTGGCACAGAAGTTTGCTCGGCGGCGCGCTTGCCCTCCATGGGCTGAACGAGCCCCCCTTCTTGCTTTCTATCGTGCTTGCCCCCCTGGATTTCATGTCGATCATGTTATACCCTTGCGTGGTAAATTAGTGTGTGGGCTGCATTGTCTCGATAATCTGCAATACCTACCAGCACAGATCAATCTCCAAAAGGCAAACCGGTTCAGTCCGGAATAAGGAGCAGCGAATATCTGTTTTGGCGGAGGAACCGTACCATCAGCCCCTAACACGTCTGCCGAACAAGCAGGCGCGGGCAATGTCGCCAATGCGGGCCTTGCCGCGGGGCAATCGCAGCTAAATTGGGCACAAGGACAAGCAGCCACCAATGCCGGCGTAGCGGGCGGCCTGCAGCAATCGCTTACTCCTCAAGTTGGTGTCGACACAACCGCCAATACCGCCGGTGCGGGCATGTATGGCTCGACACTCGGCGGTCTAGGACAGCAGCTGACCACCGCACAAAATTACGGCAACACGGCCGGCATGAACCAGGCCTCGACGAACGCGATGGCCTCCACTGCCCAGAGCTACGATGCCGCGCGACAGAACAACATGCGTCAGCTCGGCTCGTACGGCGTCGATCCCAGTCAAATGAAGTCAGGCGCGCTGAACCTGAACGCGAACTTGGCGCAGGCCGGCGCGGTCGGCAATGCCGGCTACCAGGCAGGCCAGCAGCGCCAACTTACGGGTATGGGTCTCGTATCGAACGCTCTGAACCAGAACATGATGGGTTCACAGGTTGGCCAGGGTTATGGCGCGGGCGCCAACGCGACCGGCCAGAATATCGCCGGCATCGGCAACCAGACCACGCAGACGAGCTCGGGTGCACTCACTGCTCCTTCGACCATGCTACAGACAGGTCTCTCGGGCTACGGCACGAGTGCGAACATTGCCAACCAAACCTTTGGCAACCAGCTCGCGCAGTACAATATCAACCAGAACAACGGCAACATGCTCTCGAGCATGATAGGCCAAGGTGTCGGCATGGCGGCTGGTGCGGCCGCGGGCCACGCAGATGGCGGCGCGATCCCCGGCCGGTACGCCAATGGCGGACAGGCGGCGCCGATCCCCGTGAGTGGCGTTACTCCCGTGATGGCTGGCGCCTATACGCCTCCCCAATCGCAGAATGGCGGCGGTGGCGGCGGCGGAAGTAGCCCCATGAGTCCTGCCATGCAGGGCTACAAGGCCGGCAATAACCTATCCGGTATGTATGACCAGTACCAGGCCAACTCGATGATGCCCGGCACCAATTCAATGATGGCCAGCGACCCGCAGATGCAGTCGATCGCCAGCGGCAATAGTTTCGGCGGCGGCGCTGATATCGCCAGTTCCACAGGCACCAGTGCGGCTGATCTTGGAGCCAGCTCCGGTGTCGGGGCTGCGGCGGGCGGCGCTGGAGATGCCGCGATCGGTAGCGCTGCTGGCGGGGCCGCGGCGGGCGGCGCAGGCGCTGCTGTCGGCGGTGCGGCCGCAGATGCCGCAATTGGTACCGCGGCGGCCGATGCAGCGGGTGTCATAGGAGCCGATTTGGCGGCCGGCGGCGCGGCCGATGCGCTACTCTTGGCGGCTAACGGCGGCGCGATCCCCCAACGCAAGCGGCCGGACTGGGGCAATCCCGCGGTGCAGCGCCCGCAGGGCGTGCCTCCGCAGATCGGTATCCCTGGTCCCTGGGTGAATGCGGATGGTGGGCATCCCGGTCCTGGCCCCGGCATGATTCAACACGGTATGTCTGATGGCACCGGTATCGACGATCAGGTCCATGCGAAGGTCTCCGTGGGTGAGTACATCATTCCGGCGGATGTCGTTCATGCGAAAGGCAAGGAATTTTTCGATAAGCTGCTTCAGCGATATCACACACCCGCCGCACAGCAGCGGCAACAGATGGGAATGCACTAATGGGCAACTTTTCCGGCAAATTGAACCCTGGCAATGTCGGCTCCTTCCTGGGCGGTATCCCGCAAGGCATGGAGGAACAGCAGAAGCTCCAGCACGGCGACTTCTCGAATCAAATCATGCGCAGTGCGGCCACCGAGTCCAATCTCGGCACGCATGGCAATCTACAGCAGGCCAACCTACTTGCACCGGCCGCCGGCCAGCCCCAGGCACAGCAGAGCGGTGGGATGTTTGATCCCGTACGCGAGCGCATCCACTCGCTTCTCGGTGCCGCGCAGCAGCGCTACCAACAAGTTTTCAGTCGCGGCCAACAGGGCCAGACCAATCCTGCCGCCGCGCCGAGCGGCCGTGGACCGGGCCCTGCCGCGCAGCAGACGACTCAGGCTCCCGGCAACGCCGCCATGAGCCGCCCGCAACCGACTACTTCGAGCGGTACAGCAGGACCTCCGGGCGCAACCGGCCCCATGCCCTTGCCGGATCAGGATCAAGTGACCGGCCGCGACTATCCGGGAGCCTATGCCGAAGGCGGCGCCATCCCCGGCCGCAAACTCGCCGGCATCCGCGCGAAGAAGGCGAAGGCCGGTAATGTGGCGAAGGCCACTGCGGGTGACAAGCAGGTCGCCAACCAACAACCAGGCGCCGGCGGGGCATCAATGCCCGGCCAGCAGATGCCCCCACGCAACACTGAGCCGGGTGCCGGAATTAGTAACCAGGATCCGCAGCTAGCTGACGGCGGCCCGCCCAGTTCCGATGCGGGTACGGTGGCGACCGCGGGCATGCCGCGCGCCGAGTACAATGCCGTCGAAGCCGATGCCGATGGTGGCCCGGCTGGTCAAGGCAAGTTCATCCAGAAGGCGATCAAGAAGCCAGGGCAACTCCACAAAGATCTGGGCGTTCCCCAAGGCGAGAAGATCCCCAAGTCGAAGATCAAGGCAGCTGAAAAGGGCGGCGGTAAGGTCGCGCAGCGCGCTCGTTTCGCCGATACGCTGAGCAAGTTCAAGGATGGAGGGGCACCGAAAATCCCAAAACTTGAACCGGGCGCAGCCCCGGAACCAAAGCCTGCACCCAATGCGGTGGAGCAGACCGTCAACAATGATGGCATGCGACACTATCTCGGCAAGACCATCAAGCGCTTCGATGATGGATCGCCTGGTGGTGTGAAACCGGATCAGGTACCGACCCCCGCTGGCACGAAAGATGATTCGTGGCCGGGCCTTATTCCTGCCGTTATTAATTCGGCCAAGTACTATGCTGGAGCTGTCGGCGCTCCTCTCGCGAACGCCAGCGGTCGCGCCGGCGAGCTCATTCAACAAGGGCTGTTTGGTGACAAGAATGCTATTGGCGCCACTCCTCCGCCGGCTACGCCCGGTAAGGGTGCGAGTCCGCCACAGGATAGCACTGCCTCGGCAGCCGCCGGCCCTCCGACCTCGGCATATAATCCGCATGTTCCGAACTCCAATGGTAGGTCTGGTTCAGCTCCGTACAACATAAATGACGGCTCGCTCGACTACCCAGAGAATGAGCGCCTTCCTGGCGATGACTACAACAAAGCTGGTCTCGCTGCCGCCCTCAAAGGAGGCCAAGGTACTCAAGGACCCCCCTCACCGCAGGGAGCGCCTCCAGCCGCCGGCGCCGCTCCGATCGATTTCTCGCAGGTACAGGTCGACCATAGCCAGATCCCCACGACTACCACGGAAGACTGGAGGAAGCTCGAGGCTGCCTCTGCGTATAACTACGCCGCGCATGGTATGGGTGCCGGCGAGGCGATGCGCAAAGCGAATGCTGACATTACGGGCATGCAGCACGACAACTTCATGGACTACCTGCGCCAGGGGGCGGCACTGGACGCTGCCGGTAACAAGCAAGGCGCCATGGCCGCCTACAAGACGGCATATCAGTACTTCCCAACTGGCCACGATATGCATTTCGGTGTCGGCCAGGATGGCAATATTGTGGCTTTTGGAGTCAACGAACAGACCGGAAAACCGGTTCAAAACGGTGCTGTGAAGCTTGATCAACAAGGTATACACGGTATTATGACGCATTTCGCCAATCCGGAGAATTTCGTCAACGAAGGCATTCGGATGCAGACTCTTGCTAACGAGACTGCACATTTGGGTAAAGGCCAGATCCCGCTCGAACAGGCGCAGGCGCAGCGTACGATAGCTCAGCGTAATTACCTCCAAGAACGGAATCCCACAGCTCTCGCAATTGCGGAGACGCGCGCAGATGCCGCGGGCCGCCGTCTGCAGCCGGATATCCAGAAGTACTACTCCAGCAACCTCAAAGATCTCCCTAACGCCGGTGATGCGGAAAATATTGCGGCGCAACTTGAAGCTCAGGCTCCTGGTGGTGTCGACCAAGCGCATCGTTTGCAGATCTTGGGTATCGTGCGGCATCTCTATGATCCAGCCACCGACCCCGCCGAACGACAGCAATTCCTGCAGAAGTACCATCTACAGGAGCCCGCGCAGGCTAACCTCCAAGGTGGCGCAATTCCTGGTCGAGCTGAAGATCCTTATGCGAGGGGCTACGCCCTTTACGGACAATAGTCCATGGCGTTGAACCCAACTCTACAGCTTCCGGATGTCCCTATCGAGGAGACTCCTTCTGAACCCATACCGGGTATCAGTGACGTGCGCGCGCAAGCCGCGCAGATGCTTAAAGATGCCCAAGCGCTTCCTCGAGCTGGGGCCCCAGGTGCACCTCCGCAAACCGGCGCCACCGACTCATGGCTGAAGGATCTGTCTTCTTCTCTTCCAGGGCGCCCTGCGCCAAAAGAAGGGCTCTTTTCCGGAGTCGGTAAGGCGGCCGCTGCCGGCGCCGCGGAGCTCGGGCATCAAGTCACTGGAGCCGCCAACTGGGCCGCCCAGCGCCTCGCGCCGGGATCCCCTGTCGCCGGCGCCACCAACTGGGCCAACCAAGTCGCCGGTCAGTCTGCACAGGACTGGCGCGATGAGATGACGCCGCAGGAGCGCGACCTGATGGCGCGCGAGTGGACCACCCTCGACCCGCATCAGACTATCTGGCAAGGCTCTCCTCACGACTTCATCCACGCCCTGACCCTACAGATGGGGCAGGCCGCGCCGGCCACGCTCTCGATGCTGCTGCCCATGACCGCTATGGCGCGCGCTGGCATGACGGCCGGCGCTTTGACCTACGTCGGAGCCACCCAAGCGGGGCTCTCCCTAGGACAAATTTCCAACAACATCAACCAGGAAATTGCCAGCCGGGACGACAATACCCTTCGGCAGCAGTCTCCGGCCTACGCGAAGATGCTGGACGGCGGCATGGACCCGCGCGCGGCGCGGCAGGAACTCACCAACCAGGCTCAGCGTTATGCGCCGGTTGTCGGCGGTTTGATTTCCGGCGCCATCGCCACTCTGGCAGGAAGATACCTAACACCCGTTATCACGGGTCAAGCCGGCGCTGGTGTATTACGGCGCGCCGGCATGGGGTTTGCCGACCAGGCGCTTCAGGGTGCGGGCATTGGCGCGGCGAATTACGTTGCGACGGAGACTGCCGCGAACGTATATGACAAAGGGCGGCTCCGGAATCTGGTGGGTGGTCTGCATGCCGCCGGCGAGTCCGCGGCCGCCATGGGTGCTCTGGGAGCAGGCTTTGCGGTCGCGCATGGTCGCAGCCAGCCACTACACACCGACAAAGCGCCGAATCAGCCGGAGGCTGCGCAAATACACCAGACGATGGCGCAGACACCCGAAAACAAGGCTACCGGGGTCTCGCCTGAAGAGCACACCTCCGGAGCCGGTCAGACGGACGAATACATTCCGATTGAGCGGATTCGCGAAGGAGAGACCCTAGGAGCGGCGAACGAGCCTACCCCGCCACCCCAGGGTCACCAAAATGAGCTTCCTTTCGGTCCTAGACAGGATGTAGCCCAGGCCATAAGGGCGCACTACGATCAAGGTGACGTCGCGCATTGGGGCGAACCTCCGCAGCCCAGCGGCTACCGCGGCGCCCCGCCGCCGGAGCCCGGCCCCCAGGAACCGCCTTGGGCGAACCAGGCCGCCATCGCGCAGCGCCAAGAGCAACTGCCGCTTCAGGGCGGCCAAATGAATCCGCCGCGGCCGGGACCATCGCCCCCCGTTCCGGCGCCTGCACAACTGAATTTGCCGCTGCGTCGTCAAGCTCGCGGCGGACCCGAATTCCCCCCGGTGGCTGAGCCACCTAGAACCGTGGCTGACCAACTTCGAGCGCGGAATGTTTACCCGACGCCCGACTGGAACCAGCCCGACCTTCTGCGTGACCAGCCGTCTCCTGGTCAGCTCACCACCGTGGGGAACCGTCCGACCATACAAGGTAATGCCGAGGCGCCCGGCGCGCGCCCGTTCACCGACATACAGGGGCAGCTCCATGAACTCACCCAAGGCACGCGTTCTGGTGTATGGCTCTCGGGCGATACTCTGGCGTCGCTCCGACGGTCAGGTCTTCTGGACCGCGTTCGAGACCAAGCCGGAGATGAGGCGGTTCCTCTGGTCAATTTTGATGGGAAAGGCGGAACACTTCTCGCCAAAGATCAGGCCACCGCCGAGGAGCTTACCCATTATCGAGACGCGAAGGTCGGCACTGTCCCGGAGATTATCGAGCACGCTGCTGGAGAGACTGCGGCGGGCCCTGCGGAAGTACTTCGCCGCGCGCAATTGACAAACGTCGAGAATGAAGTACAACAGCGGGCTCAAGCCGAAAAGGAGACAGGTCGTGCAGTCAGACAAGCAACCGAAGCCACCGTCCCCGATACGGCTACTGCTCTGCGTGCACGTGCTGCTGCTGCGCGTGACCTGGCAACTGGCAAAGAATCGCCTCCAATATCTGGTCCGGAAGCTGCTAAGCGACTGACGGCCGAAGCACAGAAGGTACACAATGAAATTACTGGTAGGGCATGGCGTGGTATTGGGGCTCCTGATCCGCGAGACATTGACTTTCACTCTGAAGATCTGCAAAGACAGTATCAAAACCTCGATCACGAGCTTGCTGGCATGCGAGTCATGCGTAATACCGCGCGAACTGCGGAAGATGTGGCGCACGCTAATGCCGGTGCGGAGGTGGTTGAGCGCAAGATCGCCCGCTTCCTCGAGTCCCATCCCCACGAAACCCGAGCCGAGCAAGTCGCCCGCGCGGCTGTGCGTGTGTCGCCCGAAGGAGTCCGTGAGTTCGTCGAGAATAAACGACAGGTCGGCAAGCGACTCGTCAAGCCTCTCGAACGAATAGAGACGGCAGCTCTCCCCAAGGAAGCGCGGCCAACGCGCGCCGAGCTGCGGGCGATGCATCCCGACGAGTTCAAGCCACTCTACGAAGAGGCGCTTGCACGTACGTCCGAGAGTAGCGGCCGGCAAAAGATCTCCGCTGAGGAGATGCGGGCCCAGGACCAGGGCTATCGATCGCTCGAGGAAAAGCGGGTCCTGCGGTACTACCGCACTGAGGCAGAACACGCCTCCGTCGGAGCGGTGCATTCTGACAAAATGGCGGTCTCGCCTCGTAGAGCACTCACCGAGCGCGAAGTACAAAAGAACGCCGTGAAGGGCCGCACCGCGGCGCGCATCGTCGGTTACAAGACATTTGACCCGCGCAATCTTATCGCCGATGTACAGTCCCAGCGGGAGATGGAGGCCAATACGGCCGGCCGCAAAGAGTTCCGCCAGCAGCGCCAGGCGCTTAAGGTTGGCATCGAGAAGACCGTTCGTAATGGTGAGCGGGCTATCAAGCAGCTGGAGAAGGTCGAGCCGGAGATGATCAACGGTAAGCTATCGATGGCCAAAGGTTACATGCGGCAGATACTGCAGTATGGTCGTGCGTTACGCGACGGGCCGATGAACAGCTCCCACGCCATGTCCGCTGCGAAACAATTCAACGCGCACGTCGAGATGCTCTCCAAGTTGGACCCGCAGAAGCGGGCGCAGTACCTGATCGACGCTTACAATACTGAACTGAAACGCCAGAACCAGCGGGCCGCCGGCGCCAACCCGGAGCGCCTCGCGCACAACGAAGAGATCGGCGGCGAGCAACCACTGGTTTCGGATAGCCTCGAGCCATATCGTAGTGCCCTGGGCTATCCTCAGAAGCCGACCGCATTCACTGAGTCTGCACGTACAGTCGCACAGCATTTTGAGCAGGGGCCCGTGCGTGCGCATGTGGTGATTCGCGAAGTGCTGCGGCAGTTCCCCGAAGGCTCGCCGATGCATCGGTTGTTCACGGCTCTCAATCATGTAGTGGATGCCGGCACTATGGTCGGATACACCAACGACAAGACCATGGGCAATAATATCGCCCAGACTCGTTGGGCAGCCGAGGCTCCGGCTGTACATATCAATCGCGCAGCGCTGGATGAAACGCGTTCGATGGGGCAGGCTCCGGAGTTCCAACTCATGCATGCATTGGGCCACGAGCTGGTGCATGTCGCGACGGTGCGCGCCATTGAGGCTAACCCTGCAGTGAAGGCGCGGCTCGAGGCGATTCTCGCCGAAGTCAACAAGAACATGACCGCCGACCTGCACTACGGCACGACGAACGTCAAGGAGATGGTCGCGGAAGCCTACGCCAATCCGGAGTTCCAGAATTTCCTGAACACGATCAAAGTGGCGGGCACCCAGGAGTCTTTATGGGGCCGCTTCAAGCAGGTCGTGGCAGATATCCTTGGTTTCAAGTCGACTGACAAGCACTTTACCGCGCTCGATGCGATTATGCGGGAGCACGGCACGATCTTTCGCGGCAAGGAATACGCAACTACCCCCGGTATGCGCGCGCTGCCGGAGAACCTGGAGCGAGATCGCGAAGGCGTACATGTTGGCAATGCGATCGACCGGATTCAGAAATCTGCCGGCTTTGTGAAGGACCTGTATACCAACGCTACACAGCACACCGGACAGGCAGGTCTCGCTTTGATGACCCCGAGGCAGCAAAGTGCGCAATTCAGTAAGTATTTTGAACGAGCCGATGGCAGCAACCCATACAAACGCTACTGGGACACTTTCTTCAAGCGTGCTTCAGATAATGCTCTTTCCATGGAGCATGTCGGAAAGCTATCTAACCATTGGTCAAACCTTGAGGAGAAGTACGGTGTCGACCAAGCAGCCCAGCTCAGCAAGCTCATGCATGACTCCACCATCTACGGATTCCACCCTGATCTTTCGGCGGACGCCACCGAAAACGCACACATCAGCGGAGACAATGTTGGCCGCGCAGCAGAGGCACGAACGCAATTTCAAGCGCTACCAGAGGAGATGCAAGCGCATTTCCGGACGATGAAGAAGTATTACGCGGACGAGCAGCGCAACACGACCGACCAGATCGTGCTGAACGGCTTGCACGCGATGCTGACCAAGGGCGAGGATGCGGCG